ACGTTACTTTTTCCGGCGTAAGTGGTATTGAGACTGAATACGTATTAGCCGGAACCCATGGCGGCCTTGCAACCAACAACTTACTTATAGTTAATGCTGTAGAGCTTTCTGGAAATCTCAACCACTCGCTCTTCTCAGCACTTTCGGGGCAAAAGAATTGGGATACAGCTGTCGCATCAGGGAACCAGCTTGATTTTAATAAGTTTGGAGCCATTTCGGGGCAAAAGAATTGGGATACAGCTGTCGCATCAGGTAATTACCTGCTTGCTCAAATAGGAACTGCGGTATCTTATGGAAGCGGAATAGTAAAACAGAAGGATACTATTGACTTTAGACATGATGGAAGTGGAACCCTAAAACACCTCATGTTCCATAGTGGTATTAGAATTGGAACGGGTGCAGGTTTTGCAGAGGGAACACCAGAAAGAAATGCAAACCACTCAATTGAAGGTGCGATAATGATCGGAACAAAGGCCGGTTATGAGTCGCACTCTAATTATATTTGTTCCGGACTGGCTATAGGAAACAAGGCAAGTTATCAATCATACTACCAGCAAGACGGTGTATTTATAGGAAGGTCTGCTGGCCAAGCGGCTTCTGGACACCCTGCTTCTGGCCAACGTGACATGATAGCTATTGGCCGAAATGCTGCAAGGAAATCTGAAGATGGTGATTGGTCCACATACATCGGCTTAAATGCGGGTCTAAATTCACATCTTAACAATTCAGTTATTTCTATCGGTCAAGGTGCCGGTATGGGAGTTGCCCAAGCAGAAGACGCAATACTAATCGGAACTAATGCGGGTCATTATACGTCTGGCATTAACCAGACTCTTGCGATAGGTCGAGTTGCTGGCTCTGGATCTCCCAATAAGAGACAGGGTATTTTTATCGGATACCGAGCTGGAATAGATGTTATAGACAGCGGACTAAACCCAATTATGATAGGTACCGAGGCGGGTGCTAGTTCCTCCGGCTTACATAGCAATCACATTCTTATTGGTAATTACGCCGGGGTTAGAGTCAGTGGAAGTCATGGCGGCCATTCAATAGGAATAGGTAATGCCGTACTTCGAGATAGTAACCTCAATGAAAGAGTGGTAGCCCTAGGGGGTTCTGCTGGGATACAATCTAGTGGAAACAAAAACGCTTTGATGATAGGAACAAACGCCGGTATCGAAATGTCCGGCGGTAGCTATGTTAACGCAATTGGCTTTGGTGCTGGTTATCAGGCCATCAAATCTGACGAGTTGACTGGCTTAAACCTTATTGGATGGTATGCTGGACAGAGGCTGGGATCTGGTGTTAGTTTGCCGGGCGACGAAGCGGGACTTTTGACTGGTGGAGGAGTGACTTATTCCGACTTCATCGGATATAAAGCTGGATACGCCGCTTGGGATATGGATTACGCACAGGTCTGGGGGGCCGCAGCGGGAATGCAGTCGAGGGAGCTTGGGGATGTTATAATTATTGGTAAACAAGCCGGTAGCCGCTTAACTACTTCGGATAATTCAATAATTATGGGTGATCATGCTGGTTATGGATATACCACAACTTTTAAAACTGGCTCAACCGGCTTCGGACCAACCGCTGGTGTTGATCACTCCATTATAATCGGTGAGCTTGCAGGTGCTAATTCCAGCGGTTTATATCATAGTACCGTCATTGGTTACGGTTCTTGGAGGGGTGACAACCCGTATGTGTTCGATCAAGCTACGCTTAATGGAACAGACTATTCTTCTCAAAGAGTGGACTACTCCATACTTATAGGTGATGGTGTTGGTTCTCCGACCAACAGTGTTAGAGCACCCGGAAGCTATAACTGTATTATAGAACCACGTATGACTTTAACAAATGCCCAGTCATGGTGTTCCGATTGGCAAGATAACATTGTAAGTATAGCAGCATTGATGCACGGTTACAGCGATCATGTAAGCATGAGCAAACAAAGATATCTTCAGGTCGGGGACTTCCCCACCAGTCTTTCAGCTTTACAAGAAGCAACCTTGTCGATTAAACCTGATCAGGACTCTCACGTAAACTTAAAGCTGAGAAGATCTGCTGCTGGAATGGCGGTGCCAATGTTAAAAGCCGAAATGCCCGCCAATCTGTCTAACAACGAAGCAACCATTGTTAACGAGCAGGGGATTAACCAAATCTTTATCTGCGATGAAAGGACTAGTGCTGGCGAATATCGAATTGCCGGAAAAACAACAACCGTTCAGAAAAATCCCGGAACTATGATATTTTACGATGATGGATCAACCAGACGCCTTCTCATATGCAACGCGGCTGGGAATTGGTACAAGATTAACATGAGTGCCGATTAACGGAAACCTAACCAAGTAATTTTTATAATGGAGACAGAAAATGCCTGACGAGATAGTAAAAGCAGCAAGAGATGGTGAACCCATTAAAAATGGCGGAATCATCACTTTAGTGTTTGAGACGGGGACAGCGGCTAGTGGCTTACCTGAAGTTAATAGTTTCGTTCCTTCTGGCACTATGCGAACTCGATACGACGGTCGATTCGACGACGTGAGATATTACACTGGTGATAGTGCTAGCTAACCATAGGTATAACCATGCCAATTAATATTCCAGATAGCGTTTTTGATAAGTATTACGACGTAGTAGACTCCACGTTTAATATTTTTGGGGTTACTTGTCAGTTGGTATATATAGAAAAAGTAGAAGTGATATCTAACACCTACGATAACATACCTGAGAACAAGTCTATAAATGCACACAGGAGACCCCAACCTCAGTACAAGAGGCAAAACAAAACGATTAAAGAAGTTGAGAAAACAGAGGATATAAAGATTAAAGTTTATTGGGACAGCAAAAGCTGGACAAAGGTTGGTGGAGATATGGTGATCCCAGAGGGGTCAGTCCAAACAATTTTCTACGCCACTGATTTAGACAAGATAATGAGAGCTAAAGAGCTTATTATACACAAAGATATTTCCTCTTTAAGAGAGATGAGATTTATCAAGCATGGTGAACCATTTCCAATGGGATTGAAACAAAACAGATACTTTGGATGTTTTTGGGAAAGAGCTTCGTAATGCTTAATAACGCCAACATATCTATAAAATTATTAGACACAGACGTAGCCATAAGAAAAAAAATATACGAGAGTATAGCGGAACAACTTAACAAAAGCATTTCTAAAAATAAAGCAAAAGCAACAACGCTTTTAAAGTCGAAAGTCAGCAAATGGGTCTCCAGACAGCCCGAAATTAGAAGTTTACGCTCAAATGGTGGGATAGGATCTTTAGCTGCACACTTTGGTTTAACACCAACACAGGCTGACATAGCCACTGAATCAATAATATCTGCGGTAGTAGATAGTTTGCAGGTGAAAATTAAGCCCATTAACAGAAGACTAAAAGGAACCATAGAATTCAATTTTCAAGAAACTAATTTTTTAAATTTATTATCAATTAATAGCGGCCATGTTGTAACAGAAAAAGGGGCTGATTTACATTGGCTTGACTGGCTGATAACAAGAGGGGACACAATAATAATTACCGGGTATTCATATATTGGTGGTCCGACTGGTAGGTCTGGTGGAGGTGAAATGAATATCGGGGGAGCATGGAGGGTTCCACCTGAGTTTTCAGGAACACCCACGAACAACTTTATAACAAGGGCGTTTGAAGGTACCCAGAAAGAAATAGAAGAAGTTCTTAAAAGGCTGATATAATGGTTAACGCTACATTTTCACCACTCAAAGGAATAAGCGGTATATTTGATTCCACTTTGAATAATGATATTCAAGATGGCATTATAGAGTACTTTGACTGGGCACTTTTAGAAAAGGGCAATTATTTCAATGTAGCGGCTAACGAGACTTCGCCTAACGGGGAGGATATGAGCCGATTAAGGATGTCCTCTAATGATTCGTACACAGCAGGACAAGTATGGGAAGGGTTTAGAAAAAATTGGGTTTGGCAGAGCGGAATATCAGTTAACGGCTTTGACTCACCTATTGTGGGAGACGACAATAATAACCCCGGAATTTCTGGAATTTATATTGATGGATCGTTTTACTCCACAGATACAGTAGGTACATATGCTTACCATGTAGATTATTTTAACGGAAGGGTGGTATTCGACAACCCTATACCAACAGGATCTGTTGTAAAAGCAGAGCATAGTTACAAGTATATTAACGTGTTATATGCAAACAACATGCCTTGGTACAAAGAGCTTCAATCTAGAACCTTAGAACCAACGGCTAGTTTTTTGGATTCTGATGACGGCAACTGGAATATACCGCCTGAAAGCAGGGCACAATTACCATTGGTGGCCATAGAAATTGTCCCCAATAGATCCTTTAAGGGGTATCAATTAGGGGGCGGTCAGTGGGTCTTTACTGACGTTTTATTCCACTGTATAGCGGAGGATGAAGTTACGAGAAACAAGCTAGTTGATGTTATTTCGTTGCAAAACGATAAAACAATACACTTATTTAATAGTAATAAGATCAATGTAAATCAAGATTTTCCCTTAGATTACAGGGGTACACCAGTCGCGGGTGCATTAAGATACCCAGATTTGATAGACCAATATAACGGAGGCAAGCTTAAACTCACGAAAACCACGGTTCAGGAAATGATTATGCATAATACCACGGTTTTTGGGGGAGTTGTTAGGATGACCACTGAAGGAGTTAAAACGAATATTTAGTGATTTTCGTGTATAAATCTATAGAAAACCTCTTTACAAACTTAAAGGAGAGAAATAATGCCTACAGCAAATGATAGAATTTTTTACGCCTGTCAAGGTGTATCCATCCAGAAGGAGGGGTACCGTGACTCCAATGTCGCGACTGGCGAGATGATTCACGGCCTCCAGAGCGTTGGAGTAACAACTAACTTTAATCTTGAACAGGCATTTGAGCTGGGACAGATTGAAATTTATGAGAACATAGAAGGTACGCCCGATGTTGAAGTAACCTTAGAAAAGGTTCTCGACGGCTATCCGTTGATTTATCACTTGGCTAGTGAAGGTATCAACAATGGAACGCCACCGATTTCTAGCGGCCTTGTAAACAGATCAAAACAACGATGCGATGTAAGACTTGGTATTTTCCCAGAAGAAAACAACTTCATTAAAGAAGGTGGTGGCTCGGCGGATATGGAAGTTTACATGTCCGGCATGTATATCAGCAGTATCTCTTATAGCCTCAATTCAGACGGAAGCTCTACTGAATCTGTCACCTTGGTTGGAAACAACAAGCAGTGGTATAAAAATAGAAGCGGAAAAATGCTAACCGGTTCCGTGGCGAATTTTGACGGAACTGATGCACCCCTTGGCATGGGTGATGCGACCAACCCCTCCGGTGGTGTTACTCAGAAAGAAGACGTAATCATTTCTGGATGCATTTTCCCTGCCAGCATTGAGGGTGTCACGGGTAGTGGCTATGGAAATGGTATTGGTAAAATTCATGCACAGAGTGTTAGCGTTAGCACTGACTTTTCTCGTGAAGACATCTTTGAGCTTGGTAGAAAAACGCCTTACGCTCGCCCGGCTGCATATCCGATTGAAGTTAGCTGTGATATTGAAGTTGTAACAACTTCTGGCGATCTTGTAGAAGCCCGTGAAGACGGTGACGCAACACTCTTTGGCACTATCGACTCAGGGAATAACACTCAAAACGAATGTATTTTCTTCTACACCAGAAACGGTTTAGGCCTCGACCTTGGCGAGAAAAACAGACTCTCTAGTGTCAGCTATGGAGGGGGAGATGCCGGTGGAGGAAATGCCTCATGTACTTACAGTTACCAAAACTTTAACACTTTGGATGTTCAGAATCGTAGAAATGGCTACATTGGATTTAATGCACTCAAGGAAACCCTGCTTGGTACTGCAAAACGTAAGTACTCAAATGATGGAAACGGTATGCCGTTCCCTGATGACATCGTATAAGATGTAACTTAATGGTCCGATGGAGTGATTGTCCATTGGTGGATTTTAATCGTAGCTTTTGCGATAGCTAAATATTAGGACAGGCAAGTGGAGCTACGATTCAGGAAGGAAATTTATGCAAAATAAAACTACTCCCGCCATGAGGTTACGTTATGAAACAGCATGAGCGGGAGTATTTTGTAGCTAGAATAAGAAGCGGAATATACAAGATAAAGCTTGGAGAGCTAGACCTAAAAATCGTACCATTAACATTAGAGCAAGAATTAGACGTTCAGCAGTGTTACGTTGCGACATATAGACAAGCGGAAAAAGACGGTTTTCTAACACACGAAGATTTACTAGAGTCCATGAAAGAAAGAGGGCTCTGGTCAGAAGAGGACGAGGAAAGAATAAAGGGACTCGAAAAAGACATCGACAGATTAAAGGTCGAATTATTTCAAAATAAAAACAAGGAGGACTTAGTAGAAAGAATCAGAACATACCTAAAGGCTGGAAAAGAGCAGTTAGATCAGCAGTTGTCAAAAAAAATGGCCAACTATGATAAATCTTGCGAGGGGATTGCACAAGTAAAAAAAGTGGAAAAAATCATGGAGCTGTCTTGTGTGTACGCTGATTCCGGCGAGCCATACGACTTTAAAGACGTGGACGTAACTCACATAGTAAGACTGTTTGGGTTACAGGTTTTGTCAGAGTCATCAGCCAGAGAGATCGCAAGAACAGAGCCTTGGCATAGCACTTGGGTACTTAAAGATAGTAACACTTTTGAGTTTTTTAACTACAAAGGTAGACAGCTAACGACAGACCAAAAAAACGTTATTGTTTGGTCTAGGATGTATGACAGTGTTCACGAATCTATGGATTGTCCATCTGAAGATGTCATTCAAGACGACGACATGTTGGATGGGTGGTTTATTTTACAGAAAAAGAAAAGGGATCAAGAAAAAGTGCAGGCAGAAATAGAACAAAGTACTAGCAACCCTAAGATAGCTAGTTCTGACGAAATATTTGTAATGGCACACAGCCAAAAGGATGCTGACAGAATTAATAAATCAAATAACATAAACGCCCAACAAATTAAAAGAAAAAGAGCAGCGGTTTTGGAACGTCAAGGAGAAGCAAAAGATCTTGATTTCCAAGACCAGCAATTGAGACTAAGAGCACAGTCAAATGAAATGTACAAAGGAAAATTTAGGAGGTAACAATGGAGAATTTTGACAAACTCATTCGGAAAAAATCAGAATATAAAGAAGTTAGAACTGAGAAATTTAGATATGACTCAAAAGAGAGGCTATCTAAAATACTGAAGAAAAAAGTAGAAACCACTATGATTGGTGCCATTTCCTCTATAGAGGATCACTTTTCTTTTCTTTGGCTAGCAGACGATTCTGAGATGACTACCGAGAAAAAATTTATGTATGAAACATTTCAGAAAGTGAGATCTGAGATTCTAGATAAAGGAAACACACAGGCTAGGAATGTGGATGCAGAACTAAACCAGTATGAGATAAAATGGATGAGATATTCCATGGATATTCCAGTGAAGAACAATGGAGGAACGGAAGATGAGTGATAATACGCAATTAGTAATAGCAGAAGACGGCTCTACTATAACAGTCGGAGTTAGAAAACCTACAAATAAAGAACTCAAAGAAGCTGATATTTATCGTGCAAAAGCTTGGAACAAAGCCTTTAAAGAAGGGGTAATGACCAAAGCTGAGGTTGATCAGGTGATGAGAGATAGAGGTTTGTGGGATGACTCAAAGGCCACTCAAGAGACAAAATTAACTAATGAAATTTTAGATCTTGAAAAGGAATTATACATAGGCAACGGGAAAAGTAAGCCGAAGCTTTCAGATGGTAGACGTTTAGCCCTAGAGATGAAACAAAAGAGGTTTGAATTAAGAGACCTTATAAGTGAGCGGCTTTCAATGGATGAAAACACCGCAGAGTCCCTAGCAGACAACGCTAGATTTGATTATTTAGTATATGTTTGTAGTTTTAACACTGAGACAAACGAAAGACTGTTTGATTCATATGAGGACTATAACAATAGGGGCTCTACTTCAGTAGCAATTGCTGCCGCACAATTATTGGCACATATGGTGTATAATCTTGATAGTGATTTCGAAGAGAATTTACCTGAGAACAAATTCCTTAAAAAGTTTGAGTTGGTTGATGAAAATAATCAGCTAATAGATCCAAATACGGGAGACTTAATAGATTTTGAGGGGAATAGAATAAATGAGCTTGGCCAATTCATTAACGAGGACGGAGAAAGAGTAGATAACGAGGGAAACAGCATTACAGATGAGGGCTTGTACGAAATGGTTGAGTACGAGAACGACCTTCTTGTTAAAGAAAAGCCTAAACCTAAACCCAGAAAAAGAAGAACTACCAAAAAGACGACCACTAAAAATACAGCAAAAGAAGAGATAGAAGCGACAACAGAAACCACAGATTAAACAACGGAAAGATTTGGATAGTGTAGTCAAAATTTAGAGAGAAAAAATGTCAAAATTTGTACTGACTGCACAGCTACAGCTACAAGCACCCACTAACACCAGACAGGTAGTAAATCAATTACGTCAGAATTTATCTGGAGTAAATATTCCTGTTCAGGCACAGGGTGCGGCTAAAGCTAAGAAGCAAATAAACCAAGTAACCGCCGCCACAAAGCAGGCTTCAAAGTCCGCCCAAAATATGGGTAGGACTTTTGGTCTAGCTTTTAAGCGTTTTGCTGCATTTACAGTAGCTAGTAGGGCCGTAAGTTTATTTACTAATACATTAGCAAATGCTGTTGAAGAAGCAATAGATTTCCAGCAAGAGATGGTTAAAATTGCTCAGGTTACTGGGAAAACCATTAAGCAATTGAAGGGTCTTGAAAGAACCGTATGGACTCTTTCAACAAGTCTGGGCGTTAGCTCAAAAGAGCTTCTCTCTACTACCAGAATACTTTCTCAGGCTGGTATAAAGGCGAGAGACTTAGATGTTGCTCTGGCAGCACTGGCGAAGACTACATTAGCCCCGACCTTTGAAGATATCAATAAGACCGCTGAAGGTGCTATTGCTATTTTGGCACAGTTTGGCCAAGGCGTTGGAGCGTTAGAAAGCCAGCTTGGTTCTATTAATGCTGTTGCTGGCCAATTTGCTGTTGAGTCTGGCGACCTTATCGGTGCTATTCGCCGTACTGGTGGTGTCTTTAAAGAAGCCGGTGGTACCCTAGAAGAGTTTTTAGGTCTCTTTACTTCTATTCGTGCTACAACTCGTGAGAGTGCAGAATCTATTTCTACTGGTCTTAGAACCATTCTTACACGTATTCAACGTCCAAAAACAATAGAGTTTTTGAGGCAGTATGGCGTGGAGCTAACAGACCTAGAGGGCAGATTTGTAGGCCCGATGGAGGCTGTAAAGAGATTAAACGCTGCCATAGGTGGTCTAGAGCAAGGTGATATAACCTTTATCAGGATTGCTGAAGAAATTGCTGGCTTTAGGCAAATTGGTAAAGTTATACCACTTCTTAAAGAATATGAGTTGGCAGAAAGGGCTAGACAGGCCGCTGTTGAGGGTGGAAGCTCTCTTGCAGAAGACGCTGCTACTGCACAACAAGCTTTAGCACGCCAAATAATGAAAGTTAAACAGGAGTTTCAAGAACTCATTCAAGGTATCGCTAATACCTCAACTTTTCAAGCTCTGGTAAAAACTACTCTTAATTTAGCGTCTGCTTTAATAAAAGTTGCTGATGCTATCAAACCTTTGCTTCCTCTCATTGCCGGTCTTGCTGCGTTCAAGATAGCTAAGGGTCTTGGAGGTTTTGCAGCCGGTGTTGGGGGTGCTTTAAGAGGTGCTTCTGGTAAAAATCAAGGGGGCAAAATTCTCGCCTTTGCTAGGGGTGGTATGGTTCCCGGTCAAGGTAACAGAGACACTGTTCCGGCGATGCTTCAGCCGGGAGAGTTTGTAATACGTAAGAGTAGCGTCAACAAGATGGGTGCTAACACCCTCGCCGCTATGAATGAGAATAGGTTCGGTGCAGGTGGAGTAATACCGCTTCAAGTTATAAACAATGACAACTTCGGTGCTTTCTCAATTTTAGACGAGGGGGACATACACGGGACTAGGGGAAAGAAAATATCCTCTGCTAGCAAAGAACATTTACATCCTAAAATAGCCAGAATGATGAAAGGGTTGTCGGCGGGGCAATTGAAAGGGAAGCAGGTTGGTTCAGGTGGACCTGAAGGAGAGTTTAGGGCTACAAAAGATACCAACGCACCGAAACTCGCGAGGGCACAAGGCGACCACGCCGCCGCAGCAGCGGCTTATAAAACTGGTAGATATACCAGACCTCAGTTGTCTTACGCTTTTGGGGCAACAACAATGAATGCCGTTTCTGGCATGACAGCCAAACAGGTAAATAGACTAAGCTCTCAATCAAACATGGGCGACAGAATTGCTAATGCTCAAGCCGCTTTCAACAGTGGTCAATATAGTGTTACCCTAAAAGGACCATTTGGTATTAGACAAATTGGTGGCCCCAAAGAAGAGATAAAAGAGAAGTTTAGTGCCGGTATTTCCTCCGCTGCCGAAACAGCACTAAAGTCCGGAGTAGAAGAAATTGCGAATAGTGACCTTGTTAAAAATCTTGACTTCCCCCCTATAGATACAGATGAACGCAAACTATATAATTTTAGTAATTTCCTAGATGGTGCAAAAGAGACCGTTGAGGGGTACTTGCTTGAGGGGATTACTGGAGCACTTACAAACGCAAGAGTTGGCGGTGGTGGAACTAGGTTCGATTTCCCCCGGTTTACGAAAGCCGCAAAAGGCAGATTAAAGAAACTCTATGCTAATGATGATGGGTTTATCGACAATCTAAGGGCCGCTGACGCAAAAAGACAGATGAGCACTGCTAGATCAGGAGAGGGTGCCCTAGTAAATAAAATTGCAGCCGATAGGCGGGTAAAAATACAACTTGCTAACAGGGGCGGTAGTATTGGCGGTTCAGGAGATACTGTCCCGGCCCTCCTGACTCCGGGTGAATTTGTTTTAAACAAGACCGCGTCTAAAAAGATAGGTTACGGGAACCTTAACCGAATGAACAAATCTGGTGTTGCTGGATTTAATAAAGGTGGAGCCGTAGGAGTTCAGAGGCTTAATACTGGCGGCATGATGGGCGGCATGGGAAGTATGGTTGGCTTTACTGCCTTTGCTATGGTTAATTCCCAACTGCAAGAGCTGGGAACTTCCGCAGACGGTACTCGCAACGCTTTTGGTAGGGTAACAGATGTCCTTACTAAATATACGGTAGCGATCATTGGTGCTACCATGATTTGGTCGAAGCTGACCGGCAAGACTGTGACTTTTAAAGGGGTTATGGAAGCATTAAAAGACCCCATGGGTAGCTTAAAGAAGGTTACCAACGGGGCTGTCTCCGCACTTGACAACTTTGTTGCTGGCACTAAAGGTGTTCATAGCAAAGAACAGTTTGAGGCAGAGTATGAAACCAAAGGCGGCGATCAGGTATTTAAAACAGGTAAAGAAGACAAAGAAGGCAAGCCTATCTTCCGCAAGAAAGATGATAAAGGAGAATTTATAACCAGCGGGAAGGGATTTAGGGAGGAGCATCTCACCAAGAAGAAGGGTAAATCTTTAGGCTTTAGGCTTAGAGATGATAAAGGTTATACTGGAAAGACCGGCATGTCTGGTAAAGCCACTCTTGATACAGACCCGGTAAATCGGGCGTTGCAAGAACTCGGCGGTGGACTTAAAGGAGCGTCAGAGGCGAGTAGAAGAATAATAAAGGCACTGAAACTAGAGTGGCTTGCGAGAAACAAGTATGTTCAAGGGATGAAGAAACGTATCTTTGGGGAAGCACAAATTGACCCAACAACCGGAGCGAAATCAACAAAGGGTGGTGCTATCGGTGGCATGTTTGATAGGTTCACAGACAGTCTAACGGAGTTTGGTAGAGGAACAAGAACAAAAAAAGGCGGCGTTAAACGCGGAAAGGGGATGTCTGGCAGATTAGGTAGAATGACGCAAAAGATACCCGGAATGAAAACCATTGGTGGGCTTCTTGGTAGGGGTGCAACATCAGCCGCATCTACGATGGGTGCCGCGAGTGCCGCCGCTGGAGGAGGTGCCGCTGGTGCCGCCGCCGGACTTGCTGCCGTTGCTGGGCCAGCCATTGCTGTTGTGGGTGCTCTTAAACTTCTGAATGACGTTACGATGGCACTAATAAATACAGAAGAGAGAAAGAGGGACGCTATAGAAGCTGGAAATATGGCGGAGGCAGGTAGACTTGCATCTTCGCAAAACTTTGACAATTGGCTTACCGGAGGGTTCCAGCAAGGTCTGGTACAGGCGGCGACGGCGGTCGGCGGATGGGTTGACTCGTTTAGTGAAGCTCCCGTACAAGACTCAGGGTTGATAGAAGGCACTGACCAAGTTGGAACATTTGAATATGGTATTACCAGACTTTCTGAATTCATGTCCGGTGATTTTTCTGGTGCATTGCGTAAGGCTGCACAGGCAGCCGCAGCGATGTCCGCAGCCCAAAAGAAAGTGACACAAAATTCTAGAGATGCAGCAGATGCGTTGGCAGATTTTAAGCTAGGCAATATCTCAGCGAACGAGTTATTCGACGAACAAAGTAAAAACTTTAAGAACTTTGGATTCGCTCAAAGAAAGGCGGCGGATGCACTTGCGGCTTCAGGTGATGCTGACTCAAAATCAACTGGGTTCACCGCTGGTGTCAGAAACACTCTCGCGTGGACAGTAGGGTTCATTCCCGGTGTAAACATAGACACAGCAGGAGAAAAGAACGAAAAAATAGACCAGAATATCAAAGCAGATAAAGAGGCAAGGGAAAAATTTGAGGCAGAATTTGACAAGATGACCCCAGCTTTTAATTCCCTTAGTAAAAGCATCCACTTAAGCGGTGGTACTCTTGAAGACTTTAAGCAGCAACTTGAAGACAATGGAACCGCAGCCTATCTAACTGAAGAGCAAATGAAAACTCTGGAAAAGAGATTTGCACAACAAGCACAAGCAGTTGATAGACAGATTGCGTATATAAAAGCGTTAAATTTTGGACTTAGAGACGCAGCAGCAGCCGCCGGTGCCATGTCCACAACAATGTCAAACATTGTGAAATCAGGTGAAGCTGGATTCAATAACTTTGAAGCCTCCGCCGCAGTGCTTGAGGCGTCTGTTACATCGGCTGGTAAGCATATTGGTGACGCACAATTGGATAACGCCATAACTGACTTAGAATCCTCTATGAGAACTTTTGGTGTAAGTGAGGGGAAAATTGGTCAGACTACAGACACCATGCGTGGGCTAAGAGACGCACAGGCAAACACTGATAAAGCCTTAAAGAAAGCACAGGATGCTTTAATGGCGGGTGGAGACGTTTCACCTCAAGCTATCAAGGATGCTTTAGGAGAAGGGTTATTAGAGGGGGTGGAAGGGCCAGCAAGAGAAAAGCTATCAGCAGCTATTGACAATTTAGAAATAGATGACGAAATGCGAGCCATGATTAAGGCTGGAGAAATAGACAAGGTTCTTGAAAAAACCCTTGATCCAGTCACCAAAGCCGCTGCTGAAGAGGCTGTCGCTCTGGTTAAGAAACGCGGTGAATTAGAGAATGTATTAATTTCAGCTACACAGAAAAGAATACAGCAAGAAAATGAATATATTCAAGCACAAAAGGCGGCCATCAACACACAGCTAGAAGCTGCTAAACTATTCGAAGATTTTGGTGGGGCAGCTTTAACCACTCAGGATAAATTGGGTGCCAGAATAGCACAGGCAAATTTATCTTTGGGTGCCGCAGGCGTTGGTGGTCTTGCGGGAGGTGGTGCTGGAGATATAAGACGGGCACTATCTGAGGTTAGAGCGGCCACCGTCAATCAAAATGACATGGCTAACGCGGCCAGACTCGGAAAAGCACAAGGGAAAGATGTCCGTGGGGCTTTTGAAGGTGCGGCTGGACTAGACGCAGACAAGCGTGATGAACTAAAAGCTGCCAACAAAGCTATTGTAGAGTTTACACAACAAAGAATAGCTTTAGTTAAAGAAGAGCTTGCGATTGCAGAAAAGAAAAATGCAGCAGAAAAAGAGGCACTCGATAAACTGCTTGGTGGGGATATTGAAGGATTCTTAGAAGGGCAATTAGCTGCCGCTGCTGGTTCTGCACTTAGAATGGGCGATGCTGGGGTTGCTAGTGCGTTTGGTGCCGGAGCTTTAGGTGCAGGATTTCAAACATTAGAGGGGCAAGGTCTATCTGATCGAGCGATGCAAAACGCGGCAGGTTTAGCACTACAAAATGTAGGAATAACAGATCCAAGAGCGGCACAGGTTATGGCTGGAACTACAGCGGAAGAAGAACGCCTTAAGGAAGAAGGTAGAGGTCTTGCACAAGTTCTTGGGGATGCAGCACAGCAAGGAGCAGATTTAGAAAGAATGGACGTTGAAGCTGGAATGGTTGTGATCAAAGCTGCAAAGATGGAGCTAGAACGTTTCGAGAAAAACCCCGAAGGGTTTCATAGAGGTGGCATGGTCTATGCTAGTCGTGGCATGTTTGTACCGCGTGGTACCGATACGGTTCCAGCCATGCTAACACCCGGAGAATTCGTTGTAAATCGTTCTGCCGTCAATGCTGGAAATAATTTAGCATTACTAACAGCAATGAACGGTGGGGCTGGAGGTGCAGCAGGAATGTCTAGGGGTGGAATGGTTTATATGAAAGACGGTGGGATATTGGGTAAAGTTGCCAACTTTATGACAACTTATGGCACTCCAGCAGGTTTTAGTAAATTGATGGGAGGTCCAGACATCGGCCAGATGGTCGAGGATGGCATTAACGCAACAAGCGACAGTATAAAACAAAATGTGCTTGACCCTCTCAAAAACGCTCTCGAAGATCCAACTGGATTAAAAGGAGCATTTACCCAATTTGACCAAAGCGTGCAAAAGCTCGTGGATTTACAGTTAAATGTAAAAGTAGACCCAACCAACGTAACAGTTAACTTTCAAGGTGGCAGCTTCTTGTCAACAATGAAAGACGAAATAAGAAACGAGTTATTGGCGGAGGTCCAACGTAAGATAGGCGATGCTAAGTTTAACGAATCTGGTGAACTTCAGTCAAACCCCGGAAATATGCCGTAGGTAGGAAAAGATGGAATCGAAACCAAAACACTTAAAATTTTTGGAGTGCCTATGCGTTAAGAAGACAGACGCAAACGTTGCCTCCTCTTCGGCAATATCTGCAAAAGCATCGTGTAACCCCGCAAACATCAAAAGCATCGCCGTTGGTCATGGTGATATACACAAAGCGGACATGGTTCGTGTTCGCTGCCAGTCGCTAACTCTTAGTGGCGAAGCATCTATTTCTGCCAAATTGTCCGCAAAGGGCATAATGATAAATGCTTCTTTAGATGGCGAAGGTGATATACACAAACAAGATTTAACCGCAAAATATTCAGCAAAAGAAAATCTCGAAAACATCACCAAACTAAACCCGACCGTATTAGAAAAGATAAAGGGTGACTTTGGAGACTTTGAGTGCGTTCAAAAGCTATACCCAATAAAAGACGTTGAAACAGACTTAACATTGGGTAAATTTGTTGGCCCATATAAAGAGTCTGGGAATCTCTACACCTTTATTGATGACGGCGTTTTCACGGGTGATCATGATAAACAATTTGGCCAGAGTCAAATATTATCTGATGATGCCGGTGGATACATACAGCCGCTAACTTTCAGTACAGATGGTGAATTTCAATATAAAGCCAACATCACAAACGTGTTGGTGAGGCCTGACGAAACAAGATTCAGGATGAGGGCGTCGGCACCCATACGCAACTATGAAGCGAAAATTGCACCAAGATATACCGTTCACAATATCAAACTAACAGACCCCTCCGGCAACCTAGTTGTACATTATAATGATATAATATTCAAGGGTGACTCAGACCAAGACAACGAACCGGAGAAAAATTTTGCTACATTTTCTTCATCCCCAAAGACAAACAACGTAACTAAATATTATGGGTGGCAAGACGGATACCCATTAATGGACATGGTTACTGGGTATCAAATAAGCTTTGATGTAAAAGTAGAAGCGTTGGATGATGCTTTTGACACCGGATTTGATAAAGGTTTTGAAGAGAATCACATTTTATTTGAGTCCAGTGCCAGCGGAAGTGATTATCTAGCACTTGATGGCACTCCTATTTCTACTCAAGATCCAACCTTAATAAACCCCACAAAAAATATTCGTATATCCGCTATTGAGATATGTAATAGTGGAGTCCTTGGCGAGGGGTATGGGCCAAGGCACGAGAATTACCTTAGTCTTTACGCTGAGGTTCCGGTAAAAGGAAGAAGAATAGAGCGTAAGATTGTTCCCAACTTTATGCCTTTGGCTAGTGTGTCTGGCTTTGATACTGGCGTTTGGCCGACTGTCAGTAGTATTTGGGAGCCCAACAATGTTCCAAACACTTCAAACCTTAACGAGTGTGGCTCTGAACAAATTATTAAGAATATATCTGATGGGCTTGACACTACATATGCTACGCTTGATACAATTGGTCACCATCTAGACTCTGGCAAACTTACTCTTAGGTTTACCCACGGTAGAAATATTACTGAGATAACGCAGGGTGCGTTTGGTTGTGGTTTTGATCAGTCAACTTGCAATTCTTGGTATTCGCCTAGCGGTGCATTCGACACAGAAAATAAAACCCCTCTACAAGATAAAAACGGTTTCTTTACAGTAGAATCTGTTACTCTTAAGGTAAGGGCAAAAAAAGCTACTGGAACGAGAGACTTTGTTTTTGATGTAGTTGGCTACAGTGACGACAAACTTCTAAATGTCACAAAAGCACCAAGCGGGTTCTTACAAAACCCCTCTGGCGTGCAGGTTAATAATGTTATATTTGCCAGCGAAGGGGTACATCCTTATGCGTCTGGATTCCTCCCACATAGTAGCGACTTAGCACTTGGTGGAGACGGTCTCTCAGAAAAAGACTATCACTTTGAAGCTAGCGGTAACCATGGTGGTGATCATTACTCATTGACAACATATCCAGTTGTTAGGTCTACAGAGTTTGCAGATTACGAGGTTCCTCTAAAGATATTTGACGATGACGTAAATCTTGGTAAGTCTAGAGATTATACAATGGGTTCTCTTTTTGAGAACTTATATTTGGATATATATCCACTACCCACAGGTGTCAGCATTGCTGATATACACCTACTTGTCAGGTTTGCCCCCCAAGACGCATTTAATCTTTCTGTACAGGGTGGTGAGGAAAAAAGAACAATCCCATACGGAAGATCAGAGGGTAAATTGTTCCCAATCGCCAGAAATTCTTCTGGTGACGCTATGCTAAATGCGGGCTCTGGTTATAACCCACTATCCACAATCAGCAACATACCACATGCTTATGCTACCCCGTCTAGTATTAAAAGTAATTACTCTAGAAGGTGGCGTGGTATGGAAGGGACTGTCAATGGACCGTTTGACGTTGACATGTTCAGCTTTGGCTTTGAGAACCCTCACGTTGACTTCCCATTCAAACTTGGTTACTATGATTTCGCAAGTTTTGATACTGATAGCGGCCCAACACACTTCTTGAATAGAAACAAGGGCTTGAACCTTATGGGTTCTGGTGAGCACACTGAATGCGATTTATTCTTAAGGAATGGAAGCTATCAATTTGATATAGTTAAGAATATTGGCTGGAGATTTAGCTCTGGAACCATCTTCCAAAATCACCTGCCCGGATACACGACTTCTTATGAGACAACTGACTGGACTTCTTACTCAGACGGTAGTCGCGACTTTACCAACGATGACCTCTACGGTAAAATTGCCGACGCGTTTGACACAGCGGTCAGGGTATCTGGTAGAGGTGGTGGAACATATCTAGACCTATCTGCTGATGATGGAATAATTAACACATCTGGCGGCTTCTCTGTATTCATAAGGTTTACCCCAGATAAAAATGTTAGCGGCAAGATATCTAGCACAGAATATAACCTGTTTAACTCTGGTGTTCTTTTCTCTAAATGGGAATCCCCTAGTCACTTAGATTTCGCTCTTGGCTATAAAGATGGCTATCTCACAGCTTACGCAAAGGATATGGATGAAAATCTAATCGAGATTCAAGATACTTTAAAATATCATGCCTATAGCTATCCATTATCCGTATTACTTACATATAATGACCATGACCAGAGTGGATTAAAACTATATACCGACAACGAGGCTAATCGGCATACTTATACTGAAGCATTTGACTCTTCGTTGGACGGCGAACATATATACATAAGAGCGTCTTCTGACCCGTTTAGAAAAGTTCACATTCCAAACAAGGGCGTGGATGATCCAAACGTAACCGTTGGCTGGGCTGGCGGCTCCGGTGTTGGTATGAACATGTTTGTCACCGAATTCGGCATGTCTACTTGGGAGTCCGGTGTTAATAGTGGTGCAGATAGAATCTATCCTTATGGATCGGGTACTAACATTGTTGAGTATAACGCAGATAGAACACACAAACAGGTCACCGCTTCTGAATTTCTTGCTGGGGTTAGGGCTAAGTTTTATGAGCCAGAAGAAAATTATAACACAGACACATATGAGCTATGGGACTACGTAAATGAGGACACTGTAGTTGATTGGAACCTTGGTGACTTCGCATATAAATCATTTACGCATGAGTTTTCATCTTTGGCCAGTACTGTTGGAAAAAGAACAGGAAGAGACCTTATTGGTTTCAACCTAAAACACCACGGGTCTGGATATATACAATATGCTAATTACGCAATGCCAGCAAATGTAGATAGCGGCGTAGCATACCACACCCAGATAGAAAATGATTTCCTAAGATTCCATTTAAGTGAAACCGCAGATAATTTCTATTCAGCACACAAAAGAATAAGCAAAAATCTACCTGCTGGATATAAGTTTTCAGAGAATTCACTGGTTGTAGACACTGTAATAGAACATGAGACCGACAATATTATATCTTGGAATAAGTGCTTGTCATCGGCTAACGTCACCTGTACTGAACATAGACATCATTACGAGGGTCTTTATGGTCCAAAGCTGATTGTCAGTCTTTACACAAAACGTCAAGAGCCGAGATGGAGCACAGACGAGCCTAACTGGGGTTTGGTAAATAGAGACATACATTATTTACCCGCATCTGGTGCTATCTCAAAACTCACTAGTTCTTTTTCTTATGATAGCCTAGTAGACGAAACTGAAGAATGGGCTTTATTCCCGAACGAGCCGAGATATAAAGACTTTGACGAAAGGTACTTCTCGTCAGACGTTGATGATATGTTCTTGCAATACGATATTGTCTATCCGTCTGGCCCGCCCTTCCAATCTAGGGTTAATATACACAGTGCTCATGTTAGAATGGAAGACGCACTAGTGTGTGCAACACAAGACATTGGCAAAATGAATTTTTATGCCAGTGGTGCTAATTCTCTAAATGTTAACTTGGAGACATTTATTAGTGGCGGATTTAATCCCACTGATCCAAAATTGAAGCTTTACACGCACGGTTCTCTTGTTCCTTGGTCTGGCTTGAATCTTATTACTAGCGGAATGATGAGAGTGGAATCTTCCGGGTTCCCATTGTTTAGTATGTCTAGCCTCTGGATGGAAAGCCCTATATGGCCACCTGCTTCTGGGATGCAACTACTGGTATCCGGCAATACCCCATCCTCCGAGTCTGGGCTGTTCAATCTAACTCTACCAAACGCTCACGGAATAGCCTCTGTAAATATGCCCTTGACTCTTGTGAACACGACCACAAGTTATATACCTTCTGGAGGCACATTAGATCTATTTGTCTATGCGGCTGATGGCAACGTTGCTAGTGGAACCACAGGAATAAGAGCCGTTCCGTTTAATATGAATATTGCTGGAAAAGGGGCTAAAACAAAGTTCTCTTTAAATGGAAGCCTTAATATGAACGTATTTGGCTTCGCTATTCCTGAGAATAGATTCCCGTCAGTTGCTATGCCGCTATTCATTGAGGGGACACCAGCAGTAACAGCTTCAATGCCGCTATACGTCACAAATATCCCCAAAGTTGTTAATACAAGCACTACATCTGACGGCTCTGACGATGGTTTAATTAATGGTCTAAATCTCTTTACCGCCAATTATGCCGGTGCGGGTTCTGACTATTTAATGTGGTACAGTGAAAGTTTTGGAAGAGCGATAACAGAGGCAGATAACCCTTATGCATCTGTATCCGTTGGAAACGATATTAGAGGAGTTGATCTAATTGGTTACGGTTCTTGTACTGGCAATAGTACCAAGAAGGCTATAGATCCAGCTTTAATAACAGACGATACAGTCTGGAGAGAAGAGACGTGTAATGAAGGTGGAATATTCAGAGCTATTTCAACTTATACAAATTTGACTACGTCCGGCTTTGGCGACACCACAGGCTTCAGTGGAAATTATTATGGTATCAGAAAGTATACAGGCTTAAGGCCCGGTGCACCATATCAAGCCACAATGAGTGTGCTAACTGGAAATACAGACCCAATAAAAGTTCCTAGAGATCTTGAAGATTGGGAATATGGACACTGTGGCCCACGACATTTTAATGATGCGGGCGGATCTAGCGGCTGCTGTGACGCCTATGAAGGTTGCAGAGGAAACAACTTGGTGTACTCTGGTGCAAAGATGATAGGCGATTACCCAGTCATTGGTGACAAGTACGCGTCGCAGCTTAACTCCTTAACACCGGTTTCTGGAAGAAACCCAAAAGACAACTACGGTAGAGCCGTTAGTGTCATGGGCGATTTAATGGCTGTTGGTTCTCCAAATATCCATGTTCCCTATATTGATAGTGTAGGAAACATAGAAAGAACTGTGGATGAGGCGGGATCTATTTTCCTCTACAGGCGAGACACCGACGTAGCTGGAACAAAAGCTCCTTGGAGCATGGAAGATAGGCTAATGTTACCTTCCGGCTACAGAAAAGATTTTGTATCAAGAGTAGTAAAAAATCTGATAACATATGACCAGTGGTCTATTTCTGGCAAACAGTGGAATGTTGGTCAAGAAGGTAGAAGGCTAGGATATTCTTTAGATCTTTGTTCTAGCGGTGATAGAGAGACTATCGTTGCTGGAGCACCATTCGCCAAGTGGACTAGAGAGTTTGACACTATCTCCACTTCGGGATTACCCATTAGCATGATTGTATTCACCGACTCGTTTAAGTACACAAAAGAAAAGGTTGCACAGATAGCAACCGTAGCCAGAAAATGGGATATACTTTATAAGTACTTCTCGGCACCTTGGCACGCTGGGACTGATCATGAATTCCAACCTCAGCTAGACATCAAGCTTCTGATATTCCAAATAGCTAGGTCGTCACAGGACAAACCTCCCGTGGAACATGACCACGAGTGGTTCCGGCATAAATATTTGCCAAGAATGGATGATAAAGATATACTAACAGATATAAACGGAAACGATAACACACAAAATGTTTATAACACCATGCTTAGTGGTGTAAAGACTGAGTTTCTGTCAGCCTTTAAATCGCCTAAATTCGGACCTCATAGTGGAATCCCGCCAATCGTAGGTATTTTCAGGGAAAAGAGTAACAGTGCTGGACTTGGTGCATTTTGGAACCCTCTAGACGGCGGCGATATAGTAACTGACTTCACTAATTTCTATGAGTGGTATGCTCTTAATAGCGGCGTAGTAGACCCAGAAACCACTCCATCTTGGACGAACGAAGACGGCTATGTTAGCCTAACTAAAGGCCCATCTGAAGACTGGGCACAAACGTCAATATCATTATTAAATAACACATTAAGCACAGGAAATCTAATAGCTAAAGACGCCCTAAAATATGTTACTAGTGGCATTGGTCAAGATTGGGCACAAGAGAATGCGTATGAATTCCAGATACCTCCTTCTTCTGGTGGTAGAGTTTTCATTTTTGAAAAAGAGAGCGGCGTATTCAACTGTGTTCAAGAGATAAAATCGTTTGGAGATAGAGTTACAAACAACCTCGGAGGAGGCGGAGGCGGTGGAGACGACGACCCCGGAGGCGGCGGTAGTGACGGAGGCGATAGCGGCGGCGGCGACGGTGGAGATAAAGATTTCACGTTTGGATACGGCGTTCAATATAATGACAGATATGGACACTCAGTTTCTATAAGTGAGAATTCTGAAATAATTTCTGTAGGCTCCCCTTACACAGGAACGCCATGTGAGATTTACCAAAGAGACGATTCTGAAAACAATAGAATGTATGAGAAGGTAAGAGACTACCTCGTCATTCTTTCTCAAGAATCTGATCCACCAGACATGACTGCGGTTAACAGGTATGATTCACTATTAGCCGATTCAGGTGTTGATATAGCTAGAAGGGTCAGCTATCACGAAATGACACAGGACAACAAGCTGGGTATTAGAATAAAATATGATATCGAGCTTTACAAGCCTATATACGAATACAGTTATGGGGATATTAAGGCGTATGGCACTTGGCAGTTCTTGCTTAATGAGTTCTTGGGTACATCTAGACTCGGCTACAGCACGTCTGTTAGTGACGATGGGAACATTGTAGCCTTCGGTGCTCCAACAGACTCAATGAGTCTTTTTGAAGATTCTAATGTTTGGGGTAGAGGTAAAGAAACTTTCGCTTCTTATACTAATGCTGGTGCGGTCAGGATATTTGAATCTAGAAATAAATATCCACATAGCGGCGTTGTGGAATTCACGAGATTTGGCAACCTAGATAGGGCCATGCATGAAGAGGAAAGAAATCAAGGGCTCTACGATCAAATGGGCTTGTATTTCCAGCCTGCTGACTTACCATTTAGCAGAACAGAATTTGAAGATCTTGAAATCCCGAGAACCGCCGGTTTAGCATTTATTATAACACCAGAGTTAGATGCTGATAGTGACGAAATTATTGAAAACATTAAAAATTGGCTTGCTTTAGGTGACAGAACATTGGTTCTTGTTGGAAATGACCCAATCTACGAAGAGGACGGTTTATATAAAGAGTCCAACGATATAATTAATAGAATACTTAAAAAACTTGGTTCGCGTATGAGAATTCATCCTGCCAACACTAAGTATGAAGCGTTGGTCGGAGATGGCAACCTTTATCAGGATACGGATGGATGCATTGATTCAACAAACGTGTTTGATGATCGCTTTAATGTTATCAAGGCTCATCAGCCATCCTATAATTGGCACAATTTCATTGCGTCACCAATATCAACTGGCAGCCTGTTTGCCAAGGGTGTCGGAGATATTAGGATAGACCTTTCTGATGTAGAGTTAGAAGATTTTATACAGATATCACCCTGCGACGATTTGAATGCAGAAGTTTGTAATATGCCGCTTAAGCACTTGGGAGACCTCAGAGCTGAGTGGACACAGGAATGCACAAGAACCATAGGAAGCAAAACTATAAAGGTTAAGTATAAGAATAACTGGCCATTCCACTTTGGTAATAAAAATCCGGCACAAGGATGCGACTATTACCCAACAAGTCCGAAACCTTTCATTAATAGACCACACCAAGACATCGTGCCGGTATTAACGGCGGCAGAATGGACTCCCGATGAGATTATTATTATTCCAGCTAAAGAAGGAGAAAACTGCTGGAAGGAGCCTTGTTTTGAATGGGTTAAATATTGGGTCAACGAAGAGCATAAAGAGTTTGCTGGACAACAAGAAGATTGGACGCAATTCTCTATATACGAAGATTCAGACTCCAACTTTGACGGGACATTTAAAGAATACGACTTTGGAACGTTCTTTGATCCAGAAAAGAAAAACACAAGAGATAGCATACTTCAAGCAGAGGGTGTGATTTACGACGGAAGAACAATAAGAAGAGAAAGAACACTATTACCAGACAGTATACTGGCCCTTGAAGAAGCTTACTATATAAAAACCGGAGACTCCAAGACTAAAACTACTTCTAATGTAATTATAATGGCTTCGTTGCTCGGAGAAAACACTAGGAGTTTCGGTGCGACCGGTGACGATGATGAAAATAGCAATAATGACGATCAAAATGTTCTATTCTATATAAATACATTGATGAATAGCTGTACTAGCACCGGCAAGGTTTTACAGCTTGGCGGATGGACCGGTAGGACTTCATTTAAGTCTTCCTATTCAACCAAACAGGAAGATCAAGCCGTAAACATTATAAAAGAGATGCTTGAGTCATACGGCATAGAGGTGGAAGAGAATTTTGTACTAGCAGACAAGGAGGCACCGTTCCCAGAAACAGATTCTACTACTGGTACTGAAGTAACAACGCTATGGATAGCCAATCCTTTAGGTAAACCGGATGCTCAAGAAATAAGTAGGATAAATGAGTTCTTGCAGAGGGGAGACAAGAGGGTAGTCGTAACATACGCAGGTAATAATCCAGATTATACACAGTCGATAGCTGAAAACGTTGAATACATATGCGAATCTCTTAATCTTGAGAGCAAACCCCTGTACGTACCTTCTATTGGCGAATACTTTGTTCAGACATCAGACCTTGTACGTGACGGTAATGAAATGGATTATCCGTATGATCCTCAAATGGATGCGATACAGATAGTTAATCCGGAAACTATACCCACCACAGGGTGTAGATCGGGGTACGAATGGTATGGCCCACACGATGTAGAACCTGTAGACACTAAGGTAGAAAAATTTGCACTGTGGCCTTATGGATTTTCAGACTTCGGTCCAGATGGAAATCTTAATAAGGCTGAAGATTATGTCCCAGTTTCTGGCGGAGGAGACTTCAAGAGGATAATCTCCTACAATGAACCTATCAAAGACACGGAAACTATAACGCCGTCACTCTTTAAAATAGACGCAAAATCCACAGTGAAGTTTGATACGCTGCCCGGCTCTGGATATAGAGTGTTCTTTAATAATATTTCAGAAACAGACAACGACTACTACGACATAGATGTCGAAGTATATCCCGTAAACAATAACCCTGATGACAAAGATGGGTCACTGGGCGGCGGAAATACTGCTTATCTGAAGTTGCCAAAAACCTCTGCAAGATCTAAGATTTCCCAACACGTAGATTTTGTAGCAAAAGAAGATTCTATAACGGTAGACTTTACTTCAAAGCATCTACGTATAGATCCGGACAAAGAGCAGGAGCTAGGAAGAGGGCTTCCTCCTTTAACTACTAGAGTGCTTTCAGTTTCTGGATGCCCGCTCCCGATAGAAACAATAATAGAGTCTAAAGAAAAAACAAAACGAGTCCCTTGTGACCCACCTTTCACTATTAAATGTGAAAAATGGTTTGAGCCAGAAAAAAGAATTGTGATTCCGGGCGAATTTAGATCTATTAAACATGCTAGTGAGCCGTACTGTAATCCACAAAGCGATTGTCCTCCAAGAGGTGAGATGTTAATAGAGGACGGTCCAGTGATCGTAGCCGAAGAATTTGAACATTTCTCCCCCGGCTTAAATGGTGATTCGAGGTCTAAGATCGTTGTTGTGACCGACTCCACCATGATACAAGGTCAATGCCCGCAATATAGATCTGATGCATTAGCAGAAAATCAAGCCTTTATACGAAGCCTGTACCCAAGTTCTCCCAATAGATCGGGACGAGGCGATGCGGGTGCTGGAGGTGTAGACGAGAGAGACCCCAACCTCTTATCTGGAAGACAGTTTGAGTTTACCCAAAAGTTACGCGGTCCAGAGCGTGGAAGTCCAGCGAAATACTACGGGATTTCAGGTATAACTAACACAATTAGTCCACTGTATGACTTGGGCGGGGTTAGCAACAAGCTTTATCAGTATGTTGACAATGAAGACACTTACGATCCCTCAGACCCCGGATTCACCAGAGAGCCCGATCCTGTACACCCAACGCAAATTGCCGAAGAGATTAAGAAATTCGGCAAAAATAGATTACCTGTATATGGCTTATATCCTCGATATAGTGGCGACTTCTTGAATTTAGGTTCCTATGTTATAGAGGGTACTGAGCGAGACTATTTGGTGGACGCGGGAAGGGCTGGCGGTTTACCAGATTTAATGAAATTCAATGGTACCGACTATTTGGACTTTGAACTTTACGATTCTGGATGCCCCGGTGATCTATTTGGATTCTCTGTTGATATAACCCAAAACAAACTTATTGTTGGAACACCGTTTAACGCCTTCAGAACTCAGTACGCAGCGAGCGGAGTGAGCGGAATAGTTCAATGGCACGAAATAGAAAATGATCCAACACGATCTGGGGTAGAGATTTGTGAGAATGGTGGAGGAGGAGCCGCCTTCTACTTTGAAAGAACTGGTAGCGGTTCAAATGTTGTGAGCGAATTTTTGCCTTGGGAATTTAAGCAGAAAATTAAACCAGACAGTGTTAATGCGGGACTTCTTGCGGCCAGCGTAGGTTGTTTGGCGTCACTTGGGGATCACAACCTAGACACAAGCTTTATACAGGACCACGGTAGGAAACCTGACCAGTTTGGACACTCGGTGGCTATTGATGCTGACGTAGCAGTCGTGGGATCACCCAATCATAACTTTGAGACGTTACATGATCACAGTATTTATAACAGCGGAGAGTTTTTAAGAAAAGAATTTGACAGAGCGTTTGTTATACCACATCACGTTATGGATGATTTAGGCTCATCCGGAGTTAGAGGAGACACCTTCGCTAACAATAGCGGGACGATGGTTCTAAACAACGGTGCGGTTTACAGCTTTAAACACGCCATGGTGGATTGGACGACAAGAACTAAAGAATGGCAGTTTAGAGAAAAGCTTAATGCACAAGGCTTTAAAGATAGAACTGCTGCTAGCACAAAATTCGCCATAACAGCTAGCGGATGCGAAAATGACAACTTTGGCTGGTCTGTTGCTCTAAACAGAGCCAAGCGGGGAGACAGTGATTACACACTTGTTGTTGGTGCTCCTTTCCATGACTTTGCAACAAGCGGTAGTCACCCAATAAGCTCCGGAGTCATTGGCTTGTCTCATGACCATAGCGGAGTTTTAACACCTGAATCAGGGAATGGTCTGACCGATGCTGGATCTGTCTACACCTTTGACGGTATGCTTAGAGGACAAATTCCGTCCGTACCTAACTCAGGGGGTTGGATAGAGGTTGAAACGTTTGGAAATAAAGGCACTTCAGACAGGGTGGTAACCAGAGTTGTTCAGCCGACTGTGGGGTTACCTCAAAGAACACTGGTTAGCGGACTTATTTTTGCTAATGAAAATGGAGACATATTCCTTGAGGCTTCTGGTTTTGACGCTTCACCAAAAGGCTTTGTATCCCATAGACCGTATGTAGAGTCAATTGTGGGAACGTTATTAACAGGAACCTCCAATTCAGGCTCTATGAATTTAAACATATTTGGCAAGCCAAATTGGATAGATAACGCTTGGCCTGTATTAGTTGGCGATGAGCACTTTAGTGCAGATTTCTCTAATGATTTGAACTCCATGATTCACAGACCGTCTGGAATGAGCCTCTTTATTCCGGGTCCATCCAGCGTAAATGTGTATAATAATGGGGTAGGACACCAAACTTTAAACGATTATAGGGGTGTTACACTATTCTCAGAGAGTGGTGGCGTATTAACCCCATTCACCCTTAATATTGAGGGGGTTGCTGGACATGCTTATGCGTATCCTGCAATTACCAGTGGTATCCCATCTGGGCTATCCTTGACGTTGTGGGTGCCATCTGGCACAACTTACGGTAGCGGATTAAACTTAAATATAGGCTCTGAATTTCCGAATAACTCAGGTAACCCACTTAATATGAATATTAGAGGTCGATAATGCCAATTAGAGTAAGATATAAAAACCTAGTAAATCAAGAGTGTACCATAAGGCCTACACCTTTGGTGTCTATCAGCTCACAGCTAAACAAGACGGAATCTGGAGATATATTAGGTGTTACTTATGATATAACGCTGAAAGGAACGTTGTTACCGGATCAGGGGACTCCGTATGGACTTTCTAATATCACTCAATCCCTTTTTCCATTTCATGGGGACGGCACGCTAGATAATTTGAATTTGGTCGGCCCATATAACACATTTGACAATAATCAAAGCCATTTTGGAAAGAACAAACCGCCCGCACAAGCTGTTTCTCAACAGCAACTAGCTCAATCCATCTTTATGAAGCAAAGATCTCTAAGAGAGCTTTTTGCAAATCATGGTCAAAGAATGGAGATTAGCGATGTTGAGTTTGATACCGCTAGTATTGTTTGTTACCCAAGGATTGTTGGTATTTCCTTTTCAGAAGGGACACTCGTTGACAAGTGTGAGTACACAATAACCCTACAGGCAGACACGTTATTTTCTGTTGCCGGTCAAAGCAGTGTAGACGCGGATGGAAACAGAAATCAGTCTGAATGGCATGATCACCCGGCTGGCAACAGCATCCCCCTTCAAGATGAACAGGCATTTATTGATCATTACGGCAACGCATTTGTCAGAGATTTTAAAGAAGACTGGTCTATTGAGGTAGATGAAGAACAAGCCGAAACAATAAGTCTAAGCGATGAAAGTATTGATAGAACCTATAGAATTACACACAATATCTCTGCTGTTGGTAAAGACCACTATAAACCAAAGGAAGACGGCACAACAGAGAGATTAGTAGCTTGGATTCAAGCCAAGAAATTTGTTCAAACCAGACTTGTCGACGACCCGCAAACCGACTACCCGAACATGAGTGGTGTTTTACCATTTATGACTGAAACTACGGGGTCGCCACTTCCTAACTTTTTGGGTAGGATAGGTGCTGGCACAATAGATTTACTTGATGATTATGGTGGTTACAACCATGTAAGAACAGAAAACATAGACGAAACCGGGGGTAGTTATAGTGTAACCGAGACTTGGCTACTAGCTAGGGGTACTGCTTACGAGAATTATAACCTTAGCATAAGCAGTAATACAGGCTCCCCGTTCACAAACGTAAAGATAGATGGAAACATAAAGGGGTTGTCAGCTTTAGACCCGAACGCAAGAGAGTATGGGGGTAAAAATAATACAGATAGAGATAGCATAGGTACTTATACAGGTACCGCATATGAAAACGCACTAACTCACTACAACAAAATTACACAAAGTCAAGAATTTGGCATAGGTAGCTTAGTATACAAAAGAGCTAACAATCAAACACAGGTTGCGTTGAACTCTGAACCGCTTTCAGTTTCCTTGGGGGCAACTAAAAGCACAGGAGAGTTAACTTATTCATTGGAATTTGACAATAGGCCGACTAATATAATATCAAACGTGGTTAGTGAAACTATCAATGTAAATGATACCTATCCGGGCGATGTTTTTTCAGTTATCCCCGTTATAGGGAGAGCCACAGGCCCGGTACTACAGTATATAGGAGGAAGAAGTGAATATAAGAGAGATATATCTATAAATTTAGTTATGGACCAAACGAAAATACCTTACGGTGCGACTAGGCAATCTTTATTACTATTAAAACCTAGCGTAAACGAGCCCACCGCAACAGAGATAGCCAAGCTCCTTGACGCATTAAGCCCCGCAGGAGAGCCGGGAGTTAGAAAGTATTTTATAGGCCCGCCCTCAGAAAGCTGGGAGCCAAAAACTGGAACTTATAGTCTTAATTTGTCGATCACATATGAGCTTAATAGGTAAGGATACTAATGGGATTTGATATATCGGAATATCCGGAAAAAAGCGGAATACTGATCGGTACGCCTAACCATATGGCTGCTTCTGGTATGCTTGACGCTACCGGCATTGTAGGTTGGGAAGACTACACTGTTAAATACTATGCACTAACTAGCAGTACAGGTGTTTTTACCGGAAACATATTTGATTATAGACAAGATCGAGATTTTGTTCATACCACGGGGGTTCCGGGGAAGCTGATACAAGGCTTTGAGGGTCGTGGAATAAACAGGTTTTATGTCTCGCCAACGGGCTATAAATATGGAAATACTTCATACGCATTTACTGGAACCCTTTACGGCACTTCCGGGATTATAATTACGTATCCACCCAGCGTGGCAAGAAAGTCTAAATGGGGATATGCGGGAAATCACCCAGAGTACGCATCCTATGATGGCAGTAAAGGCACAGGGGTTTTTAATTTTGCGGGATTCCTAAGCAATTTTTCAAATGCCGTCGTTTCAAAACTGGTTGCCGGTGCGGTGGGAATAGATGACTTTAACATATTTGGCGACTACATTCACTATTTATCATTTAATTCCAAGTCAACCGAGAAAGACGCCCGTGAAGTAAGAATACGCTTTGTATCAGATATGGTTCCAGAGGAAGATGTGCACGATCCGTATAGCTCTAAAGCGTTTCTTAGAGAAAGAGAAACCCACTTCCGGTCTGACCCTGATTATTCTAACGAAGGGGTATAAGAAGGACAATAAGATAACATGGTTAATTTACATAATTACAGTATAGTACCGCCAAGTGCGGTGTTCCAAGACAACTGGCCCCTGACCGGTGTGCTTCCGCAGGGGTACAGAGGAGCACTTTCCGTAGCTGGCTGGACTTTAGGCAACGAAGGTTATCCGCAGCAATCCTTTTTAGGTGCTTCCATAAGATCGTTTAATGTTAATGCCGGGTTCGGGGATTCTAGTTCTACCATGGGTATAGAACTTGTCAATGACGAGTTTAATCAGTCTGATAGCACAGAACTTGGCAATGGCGATGATGTATATCACAACGGGGTGCATGACAAGTTCAACCCTCCGGTGGTTGGTGCACCGGTATTCTTTAAATTTGGTAAAAACTTCGCCACCGTAGAGCAGGCTTTTAGAAGGGATTTCGATGATATATATGACGAGGAGACTCTAAACGTACCCGACAACCCATTTCCAATGGTTCAAGTTCCATACCCAATTGAGACTCACCCCGCCGGTTATTACCTTGTAGATAGCAATCCCGACGCTAAAACAAGCAGGTGGATAGACAAGTCGGTTTTACTAGATCCAGAAACAGATTGGCGTGGGTTCGCCCATTTTACTTTCGGTGGCATACTGCAAAGCTATACAGAAAATAGAAGTACTGGCGGCAACCCCCTTTATAGCGTAAAACTCACTGACCCAAGGGAGATACTCTCTAACGCTGAATTAATCCTCAATAATTATCAAGGCACCACTTTCAACAATAAGAATCTGTATAATATATACGGCTTCTTGGAACATGACCTATCAGATAACCTTTTAGAGCAATTCAACGAAAAGAAACTTGCTAAGAAAGTAATAACTAGAAAGATTAGCGATTTTTTTGACGAATGGAGTCTTGAGGGTGATGATATGTGGCATTTCCCCCCGGAAACAATTATTGAGTCTGAAGGTGTAGAAACTACACTTAATGGAAACACCTTCCTGTTGACCGAATCGGGAGTCATATGGACCTCAGCGTTCCCAATTACGGGACAGGGGTTTTCAAGACGTAGCGATAACGGCATACCTTGGTACAGGGTAGAGAAAGCGATGAACGCCCTGTTTTCTTATGATAATGACTTGCCAGAAGAGTATAAAAAAGCGGGGTTTGGGGGAGTGATTGATTTTCGTGGCTACAATTACGTTGTTGATTGGGGAGGGATACCTACTGATGATATTCCCGAAAGCTATTATCTTGATTTTGATAATATCAATATGTTAGATTTGGCACAAGAGTTATGCGATGTATTGAGTAGAGAGCTATATGTCTCACTATTGCCGGTAATAGATCATCCATCGTGCGAGAACTTGTATAAAAAAAATAAAAAGGTATTATCAGAGGCGAAAGCGTTCCCAGAAGGGTCTCAAGAGAGACACGCGTTTCTTGGTAGTGGGTTGGTCGCCGGAATAATAAGAATTGACACCATAGACAGGTCCAAACAGCCTCGGTATGGTTCTGTTAAGAGGTATCTAGATTCACTGGAGCTAAATGATATATTCGTTGAGAATAGAGATGTAGGCTTTGAGGTATCCAATGTCGTTACGGATAAGTTCGTTGTTGGGGCTCAAGAAGTAGACATGTATTATTTTAATAATCTTAGAGATAGAGATAATTATTTTGAAAGATCAATTGAATCCCAAGATGATGGGACACTGGAAGCGTCGCGGTCACGTCAAAGAATGCAACAACTAAATCACGACAAATGGACGTTGGATACAAACTTAAAGCAGCAAATACTACCATTCTATGGATTTATAGGTGATAAAGCGGTAACCATCCCTAGAGGTTTTGGCTCTTATCAGCAAATATTGCTAGATGCTAGACACTTAGATGCTCACGGTGTTGGGTCTTATTATATCGCTACAGAAATGGAACTTCGTGCCGCTACTGTTTCGTATGAGGCTTGGCAGAACTTCTTACTGACTTATTCCGAAATATATATACAAGAACTCAGTAATAATCAAGCCTTCTTTTCATCATTAGGCTTAAACATGACCGAAGAAGTAGCAGGAATAAATGACCAACTTGAAGAAGGCAGCCCCATAAAAGAGCAGTTGTCAATTTTAACTGAGGCTGGAAGAAGGTTTGGGGTAAGCGTACCTAGATGCGTCTGGAATAGTGATAAGTCTCCGGAGAAAGGGTCTGAGTTCGTTAGAATTGATGAAGATACTGGCGAAGATGTTGAAAAGGAAACCGGGGGAGTGTTTGTAGGCCAAATGGGTGATGATGGCTATCCAGCCAGCCCCTGTAGTCCACCGTTTGGATATCCCCTTTATTATAAGCGAGCAGAGAAGATAGGCATACCTCAAGCCGGTTTAGTAAAAATTACAGGTGCCCTGCAAACGGTCATGACCAATATACAAAACCTTGAAGATATGACAAGATCAGACAAGCAAAGGTTGAGATTTTCAAAACACATGGCCGAAAAGGGCATCAGAAGACTTGAAGCGTTAATAGTAGAGAAGAAAAAACAGCAGCAGCAATTGGGTGCCGGTGCCCCAAATAGAAAGGTTCACAGGCTGCTCGTTGATATAAAGATTCTGGAAGATAGAATTAAGGAGATTAGAAAGAATTTAGTAAAAGAACGTGAAGAGCTAGAGGTGCTGCAAGAGGATAGAAAAGTTCAATTGAAGGCATTGAAAGAGAATGTTAAAAATTCAGCCGCTTTAATAAAAAATATCTCTAGGTATCAAAGAGATAGTCTTAAAAACGCGAAGAAAGTTTATGAGTTTGTAAAGAAGGTTGCTGATGACAATTTGGGCAAGAAGTTCTTGGTGAAGATACCTAGAGCTTGTAATGTAAATTGGTCTCCAGATATTCTACTTGGTGGTGCGACTAACAACCAATCACGCCCATGGGATGTTATTAGGGGGCCGTTTGGTTTTAGACCTCACCCCGTTAACGCTGAAATTGGATTCCGTGAATCAGAGCAGTGGGATTTAGACCTAACAGAATTTAAAAGAATTGCTCAGAAAGCGGAAAGAAGTGGGCCAACTACAACCTTACTCGATGGAGCGATTTGGCCGACTAAATCTAAGGTACACTGGCACTACCTAGACGTTCAAGCTATGGGGGAGGCGGCGGCAGAACTCGCCTCGACACATAAGGATATGGTTTGGTATGGCTCTGGTTATACCGAAGGTGCTTTAAAATGTAACTTTAATCCTTTCGACTCCAAGTGGGAATTTAACTATAAACCAGAACCGCAGGGTGGGTTTTATAACTACGCACTGAGTAAACCGCTTGGTGAACTTGACTTTAAGGCGGAATATTTCAACAACCAGCCTCCGCCAAGTGTAGGCAACGAACTGGCTAGAAAACAGCTTCTTGCACCTCAACTGATGGACAAACTTGTTGCAGATTCAAACAGAATACAGTGCTACGCAAGGTATGATCATAGCCAACACTTAGATTTTGCGAAGGTAAGTTCTGACAAGATTGAACAACAGGGCATAGAGGTCAAGGAAGGAGGAGAAACGATATTTATCCCTGATGTAATGGAGACCTTGCCAAATCTTGACCCGGATAAGAGGGAGGCCCTAAATAGCATTCAGGCAAGGCTAGAAGACGATAAAGATCTTGAAAGACAAAAAAAATCAGTTGCTTTTGTTAGGTGTGAACTTGATAAGGAGTTCTATATGGCACCCAAACATGTGGGTGGCGATGCTGTAGTTTGGGCTGAAGATTTTACTGTTAATTTAGCACCAACTCCTTATGAAATTGTTTATGTTCCTAGTGGAGATAAAGGTTGCCGAATTCCAAAAGAAGTTAAAAGAAGACCTATACCATCATTTGGTGTTAAAGATGGCGGACTGTTAAATGCAGACGGTAACTCAGTTGACACTGAGGAGGTAGAAGGTCTTGACGGAACTACTGAAACTGTTACCACTCCCGTAACCGCAGAAACTGCCCACAGGGTTCGTTGGGACGGTTTTGATCGTGAGTGGAACGAAACCTACAAGGCTTGGATAATAAAAACAAAGGCCGAAGATCTCGACCCAGAACACGTCTACGCATTGATAACTGTGCCCGGCAGGATCACCCCAACGGTCGATAAAAGATATGTAGATGGTCCACTTAGGGCTGTAAACGGGGTGTCTATAGCTAACTCGCTAACCGAAGATGTCGTAAAAATAGACGAGTTTTCAAAACCGGGAATCAAACATCCAGATGAAGACCCGGAAGTTCAATGTGACAACCTTCCTAGCGGAGTTGACTTTACTTTTGATGATCTATCAAGAGCAGTTCAGGCACAGAAAGATGCGGCAAAGGGTATTAGCCTTTCTAGCAATGGTGATACCAGCATATTGGCGTTTACATCCCCTTCCCCCATATACCCTGATATGGTTGCTATACCACTAATGTCTATGGAGCGGTGCTATGGCCCTTGGCTGTCCAGTGCCAATACACATGACAGACTCGACAATGATGGCCGTGTGAAAGAGTTGAAATTTTCTGAGATCGGAGGTAAGGTTGAGTTTGTTAAAGAAGAAGAATTAGCACCTTGGAATTATGCGGGTTATAGGTTGATGGATGACGCCGCAAGACTGAAGACTAAATTTTCAAACAGCTTGCTGCTATTTTCCGAGAGAGGTTCGTTTTCTTACCCGTCTGCACCAATAGATGTTTCGCTGGCCAAAGCGTTAGAGGACAGAGGACCGTTGGTTACATCTATAAGCGTAAACGTTTCTAATAATTCAATAAAGACCTCTGTTAAATTAGACTTGTATACTTCTCAGTTCGGAAAACTACAGAAGCAAAAGGAGAAAGCTATAGCACAAATAAGTAGAGAGCGGCAGAAGTTGTTAGACCAAAGAAACAGCCTAGAGAGACGTGGTCTAGGAAAAGGTGCCGCGAACATGAACATGATGCAAGATCTTCTTAGAAAAGGGGGTCAAGGTCTGATAGATGCTGCCAAACAGTCTAACGAGATCTTTACCCTGCTAGAAAAGGGCGAAGAAAAGAAAGCGTCCATGATTACCATCAGTGCTGTAAATAGACAAGACCAGTATGACAATCCAAGCGAAGGGCTTTCTTTCAAGATAAAATCTGAAGATTCACACGGAGCCTTCCAGTCTGAAGGACAAGTCAGTGAATTAGCTTCTAACATAGCCGACCCGTTAGCGTATCAAAATGCCATGGATCAAACTGCTGGTGCCCATGTAACAGACATATATACTGGAACATCAGATTCCCCTTATAACCCTTATTTTGCCAGCAGACGGATGAACAACCAAGTACAGGTTAATACTAGGACATTAGGATAGGAGAATAATGTGACTACAAATACAACGAATAATATGATGGATTCTATCTTCGATAGCGATCCAACAGATTTTCAGGAAACCCCATATCACCTTATAACCACGGACCATCCGTGGATGTTTCAGCTTGGGCTATCAACCTTTACAACGGGGACATTGTATAGGTGGTGGCACAAACGTGACGGAAATGGTAAATATGAGAATAGAAAGTATTTTATTGAGAATGAAGAAGTCGCAGCTCAGCATGAAGTTCCTTGCGTTGTTCTTGGCGGCGATGACACCGAGGGGTATTCCTGCGAGGCCTTTGATAGCTTTAAGGATAAGACGGGTGAATTTAAGGGTCAATTCTCTTTTCAGGGATGGAGAAAAGAGAACGATGCTGGTGCGGGACAATATCATCGTATGTATATTGACGGTGGCCACACTGACAAGTGGGCCTTCTCTCAGCCCGGAAAAAACGAAGCTGGAGACCCAAGAAGTTACAGCTACGAAGATTTAAAAGTTACGGATTTTGATAATGCTTATATAAGAGAAGACGGCGAACTCATGGACGGTTCGGATGACGAACATAAAGCAAGGTGGTGGCAATCGGACGGTCGAGGTGCTCAGGATCTTTTGATTTTTTTTGGTATGCAGCCTATAACCAACGTCATTGCCATGAATGACTATGTAAACAATAAAATATTAAACACGATAGATAGAGGTGCAAAAAAAGAAGACGGAACCCCTGCGGAAGGTGCTTGGACTAAGACAGACTTCGCACGATCAGAGTTTACACTAGACATTCAATCTAGTAAAGAGGGGTATGTGGAGTGGAGTGGTTATGTTCCATTTCAGATTAGCCTAGGATCTGGTGACGCTGGAGATGTATTCAAATGTACAAAATCTGACTGGGTAACTTTTAGACTTCATCTATTTCCTGAAACAGCACCAAAATCTACCCGTCGTGGCATAGCAATGTCCAAACCTTCCTTTGCTGCACCACCAGTAGACTCACTGGGAAGATCGTACCAAAAAAGGGAGGATGGTAGATTCTCACCTTTTCCTGAAGGTTCTCAGGCCGCAGAAGTTGTTGGCGACCTAGACATGAACTTCAATGAGTATACCGGAAAATGGGAGGCCGGTAGCCCGCAAATGGTTGGTATTGTTACACAGAAGATTAGTGCCGCACAAACCATTCCTAGCGACAGGCTAAGAAGGGTGACTCCAGAAGATATGCTTAGGAACCCAAACGACCCAAATAGTCACATTATATGGGGTTCGGGTGAAGCAATGTCTATACACATGCAAAACAGTAACCCTATGCAATGGACTCCAAATTATCTACAACCATCAAATCTTGATGAAAATGGCAAGTTTGCAGAGATATGCCCAGAAGATAGCGAAGAGAGAGCGACGGTAAGAGTCTTCAACGCTAGTTCAAAGCCACTAGAGGTTGACCAGATGTGTTTACTAAACAGAATAGATGGTTTATGGTTCGCTATAGATTTTCCCTCTGGCGTTGTCGGTGAGGACACAGTGTCTGTTGGTTTTGATGGAAAATGGGAATTCCAGTATTACGCTACCAATGTAGTGCACTTCTTTAAAAATAAAGATTTTACTCGTATTCAACCCGCCGCTATAGAGAAAGGGTTTCACAAGGAGTATTATGCGTCAAAATCGTGGGCTGATCGGAATCATAACGTATATCAAGGAGCTACAAGAATCTCAGATTTTTTGTATCACGGGGGTTTCCATCAGTTTTCATCTTTTGACTTTATGGATCACTTGATCGCTGGAACTAGAGATACAAACGCATATTCTCTCACCAGCCCTTTACTGGCACCAAATGGGGACACAATAGAAGGCGATACGGACGGTTTACACACTGGCCCGTTTTTTGGCTGCTGTTTTCCAGACGGTTATAGCACTGAGGATACGGCTAAATATTTGTCGGACAGAACCTTTATCGCAAAACCGACCATTAATGTAAGCGGTAAAGTTGATGGTAAGTGGACGCCGACGCACACCCACTTCTCCTCAACGGTAACCGGCGGAGAGACCGAATACAAATATTTTCTGGAAGACGGTATAGCAAAGGATGGCAGGCCGTTTGCTGAGTATGCAAACCCGGCTGAAAAAACCGGCCCCCGAAACGATTGGAATAAGTGCTATAAGGATCAGCAAAATATTGAACAGCACCTGTTTGTGACGGATGGGACGAATCTTCTAGACGCTTCACTTAGCCATTTGCCTGCTGACATAGCCCTGAATGCATCCCCTTCCGGATATGTAAATGGTCAGCCGCTTACTAATATACATAAACTGAACGATGCCTATCACCGAAGCAACGACTCAAGTTTCAGATCCATGGACCTGCTATGTAAGCAATTCTTTATGCAAGGAAAAAATTGGCTATATAAAAAATATGACGATGATGATGATAGTGTTGGTATAAAGGATTTTACTGAAAGTAACGCTTTTGATTTTAAGCCAAATAGACCAAACAGGATCATGTTTAGACCACTTAAGGCCGAAGCGTATTCACAGTTCATGAGGAGAAATTCGGATGGGAATTATGTTGATCCAAACGCAGAACTTGGAACCAGAAGCTATTTTAATCAGAGCCTAGGTAGAGACATGAAGTCTCAAGGGAGGCCATCTTCGGATTCATCTCTATCTCGGGAGCTTGATAATGATATAGCACAAATGCGAGACACGAGCGATGCAGCACAAGGAGGGTTTTCAGTTCCGAATATGGCGGGAAACATATACTCTATTTATAATTCTTTTTGGGGGCTACAGCATCAAGTAGATATACCTACCAGCAAATCAAGCGATTATTTACTTTCCCCCAACGCTAACCTAAAATCCATTCAGGAAATAGATTTTTCTACACTATTCCCTCGCCTTCCGGTTACTTGTTGGGGTTTTGCGGGTGGTAACCGTTGGTGTCACTCATCAACCGACATTGATAAGGATAAATACTATGCGAGTCTTGACCCCCCTTGGAGGGCTTACAAGATGGGTGACGACGACGATCAACACCGATCTGGTGGTGTAGGAATCATTGCTGCGGCGGCCACATGCACATTACAGGACAGGGTAAAGTTTGAAAGTACATGTAGACTTGGCTGCTGGTCTTATAGTCATAACAATTCGCCGCCATATAAAGCTTCATGGGGCAAAGGTGACAATCACGATAGTTTTTCAACTACAAACCTGTTTGTAAGAGTCTATGCAGCTTGGCCAAAAGAGCAGACAATCTATGATGGTAGATATTTTGCCGTTCACCATTTTAATGCTGGAATATTAAGCGAAACGTTTGAACATGATGGCGATGAGTGGTACAGGCTGGAGTCGGCGACCGAAGACATTACGCAAAAAGACCCTACCGATCCGGCGGGAGGCTTTAAAAGTTACAAATACAAAATCCAAAAGCCGGGCTATGACATAGATTTACTCGGCCCCTCCACAAAGGTGCTTACACCTTCTGAGGATGAAGTAAACACTCCTCGTGTTGCAGCTAGCTACTCTAGATTTTACGGGCTAACCACTGTTGAGGTGGCTAATGGGGCATCTACAGTTTACGAGTCCTTACCTAGATCGAAGTGGCAGGTTAACAACAGAGTTGTCGCCTCAAGAAGAGGAAAGCTGTTGCCCTTTGAATACAGTTATTGGTCTGTTCAAATTCCTAAGTTTAAAATTCAGCTTCCGTGGTTTGGCGAGGGCATTGAAGACGGTGAAGAGAAAATTTATAAGAATGGCGGATACGCAATTGTGTTAACAGGAGGGTCAGATAACGACGGTTTCTTGAACGCTGAAGCTCGCCCATTTTACGATTTAACAAAAGCAGAAGCCGACAGAGAACAGCAGTTTGATCCAATAAAAAACCCGGATTCTGAAGATGTAGTTATGGTTGTTAGAAACCCCGGAGATGGCGGCGATGATGGTAGCTATAAAAAAGGAGACACATTTGTCACCCCTGTAAATATAGGAGGGGGAACACAGGCCATAATCAAAGTTGCTGATGTTGTAGATGTTGGTGAATACAAAGGAAAAATCTCAACACTTGAGGTTAGCTTTGAGGGTACCGATTTTGAGAATACTGGTTTCACAGACGTGGATAAAGACAAGCCCATCACAAAGTCATCAATAGGGATGGATCTAAGCCCCGGAGGGTCACAACCAGCGGGCGGTAGAGGTTTTAATGCTTTTCTAGTAAGAGGCGAAAATCGCCCCACAGTTAAAACTGACCTGAAACCTGAAATAGCCACCTCTGCGGATTTGAATAGATTATCTATTAAATCTGAGAAAATATCGGAGCAGGGCGGCGGTATAGGCGGAGGGGGGCACTTTGGCCTTCTTAGTGATAATTTTGAGGCTGATATAGAAATTACCAACAAGTCCCCAGACAATAAATATGACCTATTTTTCTTTTTCCATAACGATATTACGCATACTTTCGCATACGGTAACACAAATGTTGGAAATCACTGGCAAAGAACTGGGGATATGGGTAAGGGGCAAGAACAGTATATAGACCTAACAATAACTACAAATTAATTTCAAATTTAACTACTTTTCGTGTATAATACTATGACTCTATAAGGAGGGTTTTATAATGGCAGAAATTAAATTCTATGCTAACGAGACTAGCATAGCGGGTGGGACTGATTCCACCCTAATTGATCATACGTCTGGCTCTGGCATGGGGTTTTTTGGCGGAGGCTTTGGCATTTCCGTACCAGTTGGCCAGTATCAGGATACTACTTTCGTTACCAACTCTGACGGTACGTCTAGTGGCATTCGTGTTAAAAATACAAAATATGTAGCTAGCACCACTATTCCAAACAGTGGTGTTTCTGCAAATGGCGGGGCTACCATTGGCCTATCCGGTATGCCAAATTACTACGCACCTCTAAATATTAGATTTGAGCATAGTGAAAAGGTAAGAGTACAAAATTGCAAACTTAGAATATTTGATCGTAATGATATTTCCAAGCAGGCGAGCGGAGTAACAACTAAGGTGTATGAATGTCGTCATCCACAACCAAATGAGGCATTTAATGGCCAAAGTGGAACTCTAGCAATGCGAGGCATTAGTAATTATGGATGGACGGAATTTGATCCAACAGAAACTATGGCCGATCTAGCTTTTACGGCTTCGCCCGGCATGAGTGGATTGAACACGTCGGCTGCTGACACCCTTCCTTCTGGTTTGGCTGACGGAAGTATAAACTGGCTTACTAATGAAGGTACTGCACACGAAAGCACGAGGCATGATTGGTTTGTGGCTATGAGTGCTTCACCAGATAGTATAGGAAGTAAAACTCAGTATGGTCTCTACTTCACACTAGAGTACCTGTAAACCGACAATTTAGCGATCAAAGGAGGGGGTGGCGTAGAGCCGCCCCCTTTTTTTATAGAAGGAAAGAGAAAAATGGACATACTTCATTATATTGAAGTGCACAGCGTAGACCACTGCACCCTATCTTGCAACTATTGTTCTCATGATGCAGAAAACGCGGATGTCAAATCATATTCACCAGAAGACTATGACAGATGGTTAGATAAATTCTCTGAGAAAGAGATTTTGTTTGACAATATATCTATTGCCGGTGGAGAACCATTAATAAATAAAAAGCTACCTGACCTGATCTCAATGTGTAAAAAATACACCAATGATATAGTCAGCACCATGACGAATGGCTGGTGGCTTAGTAGCAACGAGTCTGTGAAAAAACAAGCAGATAGATTGACTGAGCTAGACGCTCTGAGTGTCACCGTTTATAGGCCTTATGTTGAGAAGTTTGGAGGGCTAGACGCAGTTCAGGACAGGCTAGAATACTTGCAAGAATTACTTCCCGAACTAAACATAATAAGATGGGGGCAAAGGATAGTCAGGGATTTTGGTAAAATAGAATTTACAGATGAAAAAAGGGATACTGTTCCGGACTTTTACTGTGCCTTTATGGGTTGCAAACAACTGCTTCATACAGGTCTATTACTGGGGTGTTGTGCTTCTAGGCGTGTTATTTCCATGCCAGCCGTAGACAAGTTTAGCATACAAAACGACTTTGACAGAGACGAATTCATTTCGTGGTACTATAAGTACCCCCTCAACCTATGCAACTATTGCTCCATAGCCACAGAGGGGGCTACATATGTACCGTGGACTCAAAAGACAAAGGATGACACCGTGTCGTTCTAATTCCCTTCGACCTACAATATAAGGGGTAGGTATGAACATACAAGAAGAGATAGATTTACTAAGCGAAAAGGCTAGACAGCAAAATAAAAACAAAACACTGGTAATTCCTGATGGAACTTATCGGCTAAGTAAACCTCTAGTAATAACCGGAGGCGTGAGTGTTGTCAGCGAGGGAAAAGGCAGACGTTCAGTCAGGCTTATCTTTATTGGGATGAAAGATGGAGATACTCTAGTCACCGTTAAGGGAAACAATGGGGGCATAATTGACGGGCTCAATATAAAATGCTTTGATGACGTAGATAACATAACCGGTCTACTTAGCGAAAACTGCTCATCAGCAACATTCTCCAATCTAGACATAGAACTACAATGTGGTTATGACTGTCTTGGAATTAAACACTTACGCAATGGCAAGCTAGGAGAGTCCTGCATCTACGAAAAGTTTGACATAAGGTCAGACGGAGGTTGTGTAGAAATACAAGGGGGCGACAATAATGTATTTAGAGATTTTGATTGTCGTGCAGGGACTAAAGTAAAGAATAGCATATCAGCTATATTTAGATTTGCGGAAAACTCTGTTCCGCACCATGTCAGGATTGGCCCCGGATCAGGACAAAAAGGCAAACACGCATACTACTGCAACTCTGTGTCAGACTCTGTTTCTGGCGGCGGTATTTTGTTTGACTCTTATAGGTGGGAACAACCATCAACCAAGGAAACCACAGCCTTTGTGCACACTCCAAAAAGAAAAGGCGGCAAACTTGGACACGTTACAGAAAGACTCACGTTCATTGCGTGTCGATCTTCTAGGGTAAAGACAGCTATCAAAGTGACAAACACTCTTCAGGCGAGGTTTATTGGTAGTTTTTTAGACGGTAAAAAAGATATAGAAAGGTGATAAAATGAATCCATTCCCAACCCCCTCTGGATCACCAGAACCCTCTGGTCAGCTTCAGTTCCCGTATAATGTATTAGCATTATTAAGAGAGGAGAGAGATAAGCTTATTAAAGATAGGAACACCCAAAAGGGAAGAATTAAAATTTGTGAGAAGGAAGAGGCTAGATGGAAACAAAACCGGATGGCTTATAGGAACAATTTAAAGAATATCAACATCAATATCATAGAGGCAAACAGCAAGATAAAAGAAGAACTAGACAGAATGGACGATCTAGCAGAGGAAGATATATAATAAAAAAAGGGGGCAGCTTTCACTACCCCCTCTTCTTTTAGGTTAGTCGGATGACTAAACCTATTCATTCTTCTCTGTCTTGGGGTTCCATTTAACCCAACCGCGATCAGGCAGCCAGTTTCCTTCGCTGTCTTTACGTTTCGGGAAAAGGCCTCCGCCCTTTTTCATAGATCCGAATGATAACCTTGCCCCACAATCTGCACATCGCAGTTCGTAGTATAGGTTGTCGTCCACGTTTCTAACAACGAATTTAATGTTATCAGAACCGCACTTTCCACAGACATCCTCCTCGAAAACCTCTTGGAATTTGGCTATCTCGCCAAATATGTCTCTCTGTGAATCTCCTTCAAGCTCAACTTTGAGCTTCCCATTTTTTGTTTGATAAGTAACTTTCATTAACTTCTCCAATCTGCTACATAAGCGGTGATAGAATCAGGGATTAACTTTTTGTCCTGTTGATAGTCGTTAAGCTTTTTAATAGCATCGCTAGCTTGACGTTTATCAATCTTTCTTTTTACATTTAAATCAAATACCTCATTGAAAAATTCTGCTACATTTAAATTTAACTGGTTACATTTAGCGTCAATGAAGTTAGCTTGTGCATCACTCATCCTATAAGAATCGTCATACTCACCCTCTGTCTCCACTCGCTGCGTTTGACTGATACTTTTAACAATACTAGCCGTGTCTTTCTTTGTCATCTCTTCAGCGGCCACGGTTCGCAACCTAAGAGCCTTTCTTAAAGCCCTGCCCTCTGCACGGGTAGCTGCGGTAGCGGTGTTAAACACGCAGAACATGTCGTCTGTGTTGCCCTCCCAGCTATCTGCTACGTCAGAGAATACAGAGCCATCTGAGAATACGACCTCCCAGATAACAGTAGCTCTTCCAACTTCACCGCCAGTGGTTGGCGGAAACACCTGCGTTGGCTTACTGGAAACAATCTGTCCTAAAACTAACTCAGATACTCTTCTCAGCCCTGCACATGTTGGCCTGCCGTCAAAAAGCTCGTTGTCAGCAAAGAGTCCTAAGATATAATCATTCCACTCTGGAGATGTTATACTAGGTGCTGATTCGTCCATAATTATATCCTTTACTTTGGTGTCCGTGTTTGACGGTGTTTGTAATTCAATGTCTGCAAACAAATCATCTTTTTCTTCCAATTCAATCATTATTCAACCTCTATAAAACGTTTTGATCTTGGTGGGAACTTCTTTTTAATGCTTTCTAAATGATCAATAACACGAATCACTAGGCTCTCTTTTTTTGCAAGAGATTCCTGTCCCAGTGATTTGATCCTAATAACAACGTAGCCCTTACTAAGCAAAGCACCGCTTTTCCTCAAGTCAGCGTTTATTTGCTTTTGCAACTTATCTTCACCCCAAATGGGATAAAAATGAGAAGGGCCATCTACCTCTATTATAGTCTTTAGTTCTGGAATGTACAAATCTATTTCCAAATTTTCTGCCGGAATTATAATTTGATGAGCGTTACAGAAAAACCCAGCCTTCTCTAGCCTGCTTTGAAAAAACTGTTCAAGCTTAGACCCTTGAGTAGCAGCTAATTGAATCGCCGCTATACCTTTTGAACGCATTGTTTCCTTTTGCTCGTTGGTCATATTTTTCCAATTTTTCTTAGCAATTCTAGATCTACGCTTTCTTTCCTTGTCGGTCATGTCATTCCAGTAATCAACGAGACTACTGCTAATTTTTATTCTCTCCTTGCTGGATCTTTTTCTACCCTTTGTCGGATGAGAGCTTCGCCCCTCAGCAAGTGCGGTTTTTTGTGCCTCACTCTTATCCTTTAATTGGTAGCCATTTTTAATCAATGTACGACGTATTTTGTTTGGGTATGTGTTAAGATGCTTTGCTATTTCATACGTGCTTTTGTTCTGTACGTTGTACATCTTTATTACTTGTTTTTCAAAATCGTTCATGTTACACCTTTAAAATTTCCCTTGCACTAAATTCTTTAAGAACAGGTATTCTTTGTTTTGTTAGTCTGTAAAATTCTTTTTCGTCTTCTTCGCTTTTAGCTATAACCGGCATTTTGCTGGGCAGACTTATAATTTCCATAAGTTGTCCTATGTTGCCCTTTTGAAGGTCGCCTTTTGTATATAAGTAAATCAGTTTGATTTTGTTGACCACCTTATTGGCTAAAGGTACTGAGGGTAGCGTAGCCACGACTAACGTTCCGTTGAACGACCATAACTCTGTTGAATTGAAAGTTCCAAACTTTTTTTCAGTCGCATTAAAGTCAACCTCGTTGTAAAACAGGCTTGCGTCATCCACGACCCCCTCTTCTATCCCGTCGTTAAGAAGTTTATATATTTCCCTATTAAGAGGTGTGTCCGTAGTAGCGTGGACATAAAATCCTAGGTTCATTTCTGTTCTCCTAAAAACCATTCTATGGTTTGCTTTAAACCTGTTTGTAAATCAGTTTTAGACTCGAAACCTAGCCTTGCTTTTGCTCTAGTGGTATCAAGACATCTGCGAGGCTGACCGTCCGGCTTAGATGTGTCATAGACGATATCCCCTTCAAAGCCCATTTGTTCTGAAATTTCAGTAACGAGATCTTTAATCTTTATTTCCGAGCCGGTACCAATGTTTATTGGGTACGGCTCAACATCTTGTTCGATAGCCAACTCAATGGCTTCAGCACAGTCTGGAGCGTATAGAAATTCTCTAGATGCTTCCCCGGTTCCCCATATAGTAACCTGACGCTCCCCCTTTTTCATCGCATTATAAAACTTTAAAATAAGTGCAGGTATAACATGACTGCTAGTCAAATTAAAATGATCATGAGGGCCATACATGTTGACCGGTATCAAATTAACACAGTTCATGCCGTACTGTTCATGATATGTTTCCAAGAGCTTCATTAAAGCCTTCTTTGCAATGCCATAGGGGGCGTTTGTTTCCTCCGGATAACCATTCCAAATTTGTTCTTCTTTAAACGGGATCGGCGTAAACTTTGGGTATGCACAAACCGTCCCTAGAAGAATAAACTTTTCAATGTTATGCATTCTAGATGTCTCAATCATGTTTGCACCCATAATCAAGTTCTCATACATAAACTTTCCGGGATTTTCCTGATTAGCACCAATGCCCCCAACGCTACCAGCTGCGTGAATTACAACATCTGGCTTGGACTGGGATACAAGCGTATCGCATAGGTTTTGATTTCTCAGATCCCAGTTGCTTGACCCAATAGAAACAACACTATAATCTTTGTCTACTAGATGTTTTGTTAGGCTCTTTCCTAAAAATCCCGTACCGCCAGTTACTAATACTTTTTTCATTCTTACCAAGTCCTTGTACTCGGGGTTTCTGGTTCTTCGTTATCGTCTTGGTCATCTTTGGGCTCTGAACCCTCAATAGAAAAAGGCATTCCGGGGCTATCAGGAGGTAGTGTCGTTTGACTCTCGTCAACCCATGGCTCCTGATCAATTTCGTCATCCAAAACTGGAACGTCGTCCACTACCGGCTCTGGATATACACTTTCAAGGTAGTTATCTGGCAACGACGTATAAACACAGATTGCCTTGTTCTTAATCACCTCTTTATGCTTATGGGCTTGATTCATTGCTTCTCCAGCGTCTGGATTAGATGAAACCAGCACCATAGTTTCCGTATTCTCTGCGATCTCACAAGAAATCCCTGTGTCGTTTACGATATAAACATCGGCGTCATTCCAGTCTTTAACGATGGTCACACCGCGAAATGATGACTCTAGAGGCTTACCTTCTACAAATGCTTTCACCGGTCCGACCACAGTAACGTGATCTTCCAAAAAATCCTTTAAAGTTTCTGGGTTTCTCATTTAGTTCTCCTTCATTGATTTGATTAAGGTCTCGATTCTTTTTTTGTACGTGTGTTCTTGGGCTAAGACATAACCGTTATTACTTATACTAGTACGGAAGTCTCCATTCTCCAATGCAAATCTTGCTTTTTCTACCATTTCATCCATATTTCTATAGGTTAGGCAGTTCTTGCCATCCACCATTCCAAGTTCCTCGTAATGCTGATTATAACTGGTTAAAAGACATGTTTTACAACCCATAGTTTCGAAATTTCTATAGTTTATATCAATAGATATATTTGCATTGAAATGTATCTTGTAGCTATTGATTGCCTCAACCATTTCTTCTCCGATAACAAACTCGTCGAGTTTAAAATTGCTAAAATTATCTTTCAGTATTTGAATTATACCTCCCCTATTGACTATGTTGCCGCAAAAACCTATTGGCCATCTCTCATCTCTTTTGGCGTCGGCTTTTGGTGGAATGTGATAGATTACAGAATCATCGTAGCAGTTCGGGAACCATACAGAGTTTTCAACCACAAACTCAGGAGTGGCTTGAAGTATAAGGTCATAGTTTCCTTCATTTGCTGTTTTCAGATACGACTGTATACCTTTAACGTGTGCGTCTATTGACCACAAAAACTTCTTTGCCTGCACTTTGGCTAGATTTGGAACCCATCCGGTTTCGTCGTAGTTCTCAAGATTTATGATTAGGTCGTATGACTCGTAGTCGGGTTCGCCCTCGGTGTAAGAAATGTGTCCCAAACCCCAGATATCCGCCTCGTGTCCGTGGTGTATGAACGCACGTTGAGCACAAAAACATTCTCTAAAATTCCGATTTCCTTCGTGTCTTCCGTTTTCTTGTATTATTAAAGTTTTCATATAAACTTACTTATCCTTTCTTCCCATCCTTGAGTTGTGTTCCAGCCGTGAATCCACTGTCTTGGATGGTCTGGAGGTAAATTTGTTTCGTCGTCATAAGTGGCCTCGAATAGTTTTCGTTTAGATTCAGTTAGTTTATCTATCTTGTCGTGTTTAATTGGGTCAAATACATAAAGCTTGTTTATCTTTCCGCACTCTCTACATGCCGCCACTACATTGTTGTGGACTTGAATATGGTGGGGGTGACCGTATTCACCGGTTGGCCCGTGCGTGAGTATCTCGTCCCAGTCTCTGCTTTCTATTATACTTTTAATGGGGGAGAATATATCTCCGATTATGGGGGAATGGAACCCTCTGTCCTCAAACTCCATAAGCTCTACTTTTACATCTAAGTAAGAGCTAACTTTCTCTAAAAGCATAGGTATCCTGAACTTGCTTTGGGCGTCAGGTGTAACCATACACATTATAGTCCATTCGCCCTTTTCTTTTAGTAGCTTTTCGCCAGCGAATATTACTTCGTCGTCGGCGTGTGCGGTAATCATTAACTTCATTATTTTTTCCTCAAGAATCTAATGTCCCAAACGGTGCCGTGAGTAGGGCACTCAATGGTCTCTATTTTTTTATAACCCATAAAATCAACAAGTTCAAAGTGTGGATATATGCTTTCTTCAAAATTAATAATGTATTCTGGATCGTCCTCTATTCTGTCTCCGTGTAGTACCCATATGCCTTCCCTTTTCAATAAAGATAGGATATTATTGACATATACCTTTTGATCGTCTTGTGAGAATTTTGTTCCATTCCAGCAGAAAACCCCAATGTCAAAAATTAAGTCGAATGAGCCCTCTTGTTTGGGGTATTTAAGCATCACATCCTGTATACCGCAATGTAAAAACCCATCGTTTGCTCCATAGTTTTTAGTAGGATCTAGCTGCCAGTATTCCACATTCCCGTTGTTTATAAGTTCTTTACAAACCGAGTTGTATCTTTCGACCCCTATGTCTAAAACTCTACCAAAGTCTAGGTACCTACCAACATCTTTATAGACTTCCTTAAGAAAAATCCTGTCTGTTATTTTTTCCCACCATTGTCTAGATTCCATTATACCACTCCATGTTTCCAGTTTTGTTGTACCATATAAGGGGTGCGTCTGTTAGGGCAGACTTGTTGAAGTAAAACAGTGTGTCCATACAGAAATCATAGTCATACGAAACATCCATGTCCCACTCCCAGTTTATAACATCCGTGACGCTTTTTAGTATGCACAGAGATCCTCCAGTAATCTTCATGTTAAACCCTGAGCCGTACGGCAGGGAGTTGCCTGACCTGTCATATACTTTTCTTGGTCTTTTAGCCCTTGTTCTTTCTTCCTGTGGCACCTCCAACAGGTCAGGAAAATATAAATGGAACATTTCGCTGGACTCTAACACCTCTGCTTGTTGTATTGTCTCAAACCGTTCTTCAAAAGAGTAACCATGATTTAAATGATTGATGCCAAGGTCTTGAAACAATTGGGTTACTACCTGTACCCTTTGAGGGTGAGCTAGATCGTCTGAATCATTATAAAGTATTAGTTCATTACTGGCCACTTTAGTTCCCTCGCCTCTGTTTGGACCTTCAGGAACTACTCTGTCGTGAGTAATTATTTCTATGTTTTCAAAAGATTCCTTGTACTTGCTCTTTAGCTGCTCTATGTCGGACGGGTCTACCAAGTGACCGTTTGCAACAGAAATTACAACCTCGTTTGGTTTAAGAGTTTGCCTTACATAGCTAGTTAACACTTTGTCCAAGTATTTAAAATGATTATTTGTGGATGGTATTACTATTGATGTTTTCATAGATAATTCACGCAATCTGGATATGGAAGATCTTTGTCTATTTTGTCTGTATACTTTAGTGTGAGTGGGTGTAAGATGTTTCCACATATGACAGCCCAAGGTATCGGATACTTTGATTTTTCACCTGTCTCTGGAATTACGTGTCCATACGCATCTCTTGCCCATTGGCCCGGATGCTTCTTAAGCTCAGGTAGGTAGCCGTCCATTTTTTCTTTTAAGCCATTCCACCAGTCAAGCGTTAGGTCTGTGTTTGGCCTAAAAATAAATCCGCCATTTCCTATGAGCTTGTACCAGTTATCTCTTACATGAAACGATGACCATCTACCCTCTTCGTCCAGTGTAAAATCCCTACAAAAAACAGAGTCGTTTGGATCTAGACGGCAGTTTTCTATTCTTGCAACACCGTCAACTGACGCTTCAGCATATCCTATACCAATTAAGCCTTCGTTGTCAATCATCCTCTGCAAAAAAGGACTCCAAGATACTGATGTGTCTTTCACGTCTGCATAGCCGCCTCCAAAATGGTGCATGTAGTAACCCTTGAGGTAGTCCCCCTTTTGAATTGGTGATAGATACTCGTACCCTTCGTGCAATTCTTCTAAAGACTCAATCTCATCGTTGCGAACTAGCCTAACTGAGCAGTCACTATTCTTTTCACAAAAGCCGTCGAAGGCTCTTTTTCTGGTGTCAGACATGTCATTTTCACCAGTCCAGAACATCCAGATTGTTTTTTCCTTTAAATAGTCCACTATAGAATCCCTTTCTCTTTTAGTAGCTTATCCGTTCTTTTTCTGAGCAAATCAAATTTTGAACCCTCTTGGATGTCTCTGTGTTTATTGGAGCTATTGTGCCAATGCCAAGCAAAAGCGTCTAAGAAAAGAAAATCCCTATCGGATTCTACTTTATCAAATCCGTGACCTACGATAGATCTGAATTCTGGATCTGTTTGGTTCATTAGCCACTCCGTGTTAAAGATTGTAGACGGGAAGATTGTGAAGTTAGGCCACTCCCGCCACAGTTTTGCAAACGTATCTTTTCCCCAAATCGTGGTGTCACCTACGGTTGGCATCGTCTTTAATGTCTCTATCAGCCTGTAAGAAAACTCGCTTTGCTTTTTCAACGCAAGCACAGTTGCACAAGCACCTTGCACCCCATAGTTGGTCTCAGAACCCCACTGGTACATATACTCTTGATCCAAAATAGCTTTGAAGTCTCTTAAAAATACAATATCCATATCTGCCCAAACTCCTCCGTACTTGTGCAGGATTAATATTCTAAACAAGTCTGATTTTAGATAGTACTTGCTGTCAGATGCGTCTAGTTTTGCGTGTTCGTGTTCTAGTGGAGTTCCTATCGCTTCCGCTCTTGCGTCGTACAGCTTGAGTTCTACGTAATCCATGTAAGGTTTTAAAAGCTCATTGTCGGAAATGTCGTAATCTGACCACAGTATTAGCTTTGTCTTTTCAAGATTCTGTGTAGCCAAAAAAGACTTCACACATTCAAGCTCCTTGTCGGTTTTAATTTCCGTATATATGTGGAAGGGGACGACTTCTTCTGGGTAGTCATATTCTTCGTCCTTCACATTCGAGAAAAACTCTAGACCTTTTGCGTAGTCAACGTATAGTTCAGGATTTTTTTCATACGATAGATTAATCATTTATTATCTCCATTGTTGTTTTGAAAGAACCGTCTACTGAACAATTTTTCTCAAACCATTCTATACAGGCCTCTGACATTTGTTTTATTTTTTCTGGCGATGAGTTTATAGCTTCTACCATTTCTTCAGCGTCTTTAACGTAGAAATAGTGCTCGTCTTGAGCTGGCGGATTGGCGTAAAATCTTACGGCATCCTTATTAATTACAATCGGAATAACTCCCAACCCCATGTATTCCACGTCTCTTAGGCATTTAGGACCAACACCGGGAAGGCAAAGTCCAAACTTAGCTGACGCACAAGCTCTCAAATACTCAACGTGAGGCAATCCACCCCTAAAGCTCCACAGGTCGCAGTGGGCTAACCAGTATGGTGCTGCTTCATTTCTTTCTCTGTTTGTTGGCGTTCCGATAAATACGCAGTGATAATCTTTCTTGGCCTGCCTAAGATCTAGTTTCAGTTCATCAAATACTCTTGAATGTTTAGGCCAAAAAATCCACTTCTTGCTACCTTCACCTTCTTTGTACGTATTAGAAAAAAGACACTGCTTGTACTCGTTTTTTAACCTATCTAAGATCGGAAAGTCGTACAGCAGCACATTACCCTGTTCTTCTACCCAACACTTTGCCTCCGGAGAGTCGGGGTCTTCCATGTATCCTTCAGATCGTTTATTTGGCCCCTGTTCGATGGTGCAGAAACCTCTCTCAGACCACATATCCAACAACTCTCTGAAAGAGGAGCCGTCATGACCACCGATTGATGGCTTAATTATCTTAACCATAGCTAACAACCTCCCAGTTATTTTTTAAGGAGAACCCCATGCCGTGAGACGCCTTAATGTCATGAAAATACAGTTTATTTTTAAGTTTCATGCTGTCTATTAGATGAGTAAAAGAAGAGCTTATACCGTGTATCTCTTTTGCGTTTTCTATAACGCCCATCCAGTCGAAGATGCTCTTTTCAGATTTCAACCTATCCGGTTTTACCTGTCTGAGACCACTGTTGATGTTAAGATTATAGTTTCCAACGCTAGACTTGTCGTGAACAAAAATGTACTCCCCGTCCAAGTTTAGCTCACTAATTAGTCTCTGTTCTTGCTCAATATCTCTTTCTAGACACCAAGAATCCCAACGCTCTTTAAATGGAACGTTAACGGATTCATAAAATGACCTATCAAATTCATGATTTCTACACCTTTCAAACCCCACCCTTAGAAGCGGTGTTGATTTTAAGTTTGAGTTATATTCTTCAATAAACTCTTTGTCCTCTTCGACAACAAAAAAACTGACCTGTGGAAGATCAGAAAACATTCGTTTAACATTATTTAAATTGGACTTCTTTACAACTAAAGATACACTGTTGAAAGCATAAGCTTTGACTACATATCTAACTATACCGTTGCATATGATGTGATCCCCCAATCCCAAGTGGTGGTGGATAAAACATTCAATAGGCTTCATACGACTTTTCCTCAAAGATATTAGATCCAGACAATTCGTTTATAACCCTCTTCGCTTTAAAACGTTCATCATTGGTAAAATAAACGGATCGTGCTAGCTGAATAAACTCGTCATCAAACTGCCTGTTTCTTTCCTTTTCCCTTATTTGATCTTCTATTCCCCACAACGTCCTGTTTATGTTATGCAATCTAACAAACTCTTTGCTGTCTCTGGCGACTATGCCATCTGCAATATGGCCTATTTCATCAATTTCTTTCTGTACATTCTGTAACTTGTCTTCATTTTTAATAGCTTCTTTTTTTATCAGTAAAATGGTCAGCTTATCGACTATCTCCCCGTTGGATACTTCTATTTTCATTATTGAAACTCCGGCTCGTCAAACTGATTATAAACTTGACCAACGAAATTCATATTAGTCCTAGCGGGCGAATTAGAGGGAAAAGGTTTTTTCTCGAAAAACTCGTCGTGTACAAGTGCCTCTTCTTTTACTACTGGGTATATAACTTCTCTTAGAAAGTTTTGGTCTACCTGATATTTGTCATCAAACGCCTTTTTGTCGTATTCATATATCATTTCTTTGATGCCCTTAAGTATCCCGTTTCTAGCACCCCACATTCCGCCCAAGATTTCTGTCGCGTGATATGGGTGGTCTCGTATTATATGAAAGTCTTTGTCGCTTTTTAGCCAGTCGTCTATGGCCGCCTTTTCCCTTTCCCCAAGTCTGGAGTCTGTGTCTCTAGATATAACCACGTCGTGAGAGTCGGCAGCAAAGAACCTCCAAAACATGCCGTTCCAACCGGATTCGGACATGATCAAGCATTCGGCGTCTAGATCGCAGAGTGTTTTTATTATATACTCTGGAACATCTGGGCCTATATAAAACCTACAAACCCAGTCCGGAAACATGTCCTTTGCTATTTGAACGTTTTTTACGGCACCCATTGTGTACTTTGGGTCGTCACCCCAAAGACTGAATGATATTATCTTCATTAATATCTCCTGCAAAGGCATTGGTAAGGCCTTTCGCTTTCCATGGTTACAACTTCGTCTCTTTCTACATTATAGCAGGAGAAACCGTTATCCTCAATCAAAATTTTTCTAATTTCTGGCCAAAGCTCGTTCGAGTGATTTTCAATAAGAATTGTTTTTGTTTTTTTGATGGATTGCTCCATGCCGTGCAACACCTTTAATTCAGCACCTTCGACATCTATTTTTATAAAAGATATCTCATCTTCATCTTTAAGTAATTCGTCAAGAGTCATAGACTTTATTTCGCCCACCTTGACGTTTGGAACATTTGATGTGCTGTATCCAATTATATTGTGTACCTCACTACTGTCCCCAAGATAAACGTCTTCTGTTCCGTTTTTATCTGAAATTGCAGCGTTCACAAATTCAATATTATTGCAGTGACCGAAACGCATTTCTAGGCTTGAAAATGTCTGGGGAAAAAGCTCTACGCAATAAATCTTGCCAGTGTTACCTAGAATCCTAGAAAAAAACGAGGTGTACGAACCGTGGCAAGCACCTACGTCTACAACAACGTCGCCTAAACTTATCAGGGATTCTTTACTTATTAAGTCGAAATTTTTTACGTCGTGATTATCCATTATTATTCCTAGTCTACTGTTATTTTGTTTTTGGGAAAGCCCATTTCTTTTCGTTTAATGAACACGTAGTGATCTCTTCCTGAGTAGTGGAGAGTTTTTTGAGCGGCAAGATCGAGATCACCCTCGTTTTGCGTCCCCTTAACGCTGTAGTGCTCGTGCGTTATGATTATTTTGTCTATGTATTGCTCTCTCCCCATGTCTCTCACGACTTCGGTAAATTCATCGTCACAATATAGACTCTTGTAGTCTGGGTGATAGATATAACCGAAACGTTCGTAGAGCTTTCTTCCAAGTATGGAAAAAGTTATTAATTTACCGTGAGTGTTTCCGTCATCGAAGTGAACGCAGCCGTCTAGGTCTGGAAAGTGTTCATCCATAGCTTCGGATATTTCCTTGTCCCAGCCGTCAACTTTGGGCACCATGTCGTCAGAAGCACAAACTAAGACATCAAATTCCAGCCCATCTATGTGATTGTTTATGGCACTAATTTTTTCTGTCCCGTAGTCATACCAAAGGTTGTACTTAACGTTCGGTTTCTTAGAAAAAATGTAGTCTACCCTTTGTTGTACATAAGGGTCTTTCATGGTCTCATCTTCTGAGTCACAGTTTATGTTGAATTCCAATTCGTTAGAGTCGCTAGACATCATTACGTATTGATTTAAAACTTCTAAAAACTTGTTGGCTCTTGCAAAGGTGGGAAATTGAACTAATAACTTCATTTTAGCCAATCCCCCAGCTTAACCTTTGCTTCCCACTTCAATATGTCGTTTGCCTTGCTTGTATCTGCTAGGCTATCCCTTGCCTCACCTAGTCTTTCTGGCAAATTTACATATGTTACATCTTCTCCGCCTACCATTTTCGCTAAATCCATTATCGTGTGATTTTTCCCCGCACCAATGTTAAAAATATTTCCAAAGGCACGTTTATCATCTGTAAAAGCTGCTTTCATGTTGGCTTCAACCACGTCGGAAACATGGGTAAAATCTCTTGACTGAAGCCCATCGCCCACTATTGTGAGGGGTACACCTTCATTAAGCTGTTTTTGAAATAAACCTACGACCGGTGCGTATTGACCGCTGGTAGGCTGCCGGTCTCCATAAACATTGAAGTATCTAAATATAACTGTCTCTAAACCATAAAGTTTATAAAACATTTTGCACAACTCTTCTCCTGAAACCTTCGTTACAGAATATGCGTTTAGGCAGTCGTTTTTCATGTCTTCGTTTAGCGGGATTGGGTGGGCAACTCCGTACGCAGCAGAAGTTGATGAATACATAACCCTTTTAACTCCGGCTTCTTTGGCCGCTTGTAGTACGCTGCAAGTTCCGACAGAGTTGGTCAAAGTTGCCGCGACAGGATTATTTATGCATGGCTGAATTCTAGATTCGGCAGCTAAATGGAAAACTAAATCAACGCCTTCAAAATGATGCTTTATATTGTAGTAGTCTTCTACGGAATAGAAGGAGTACTCAGCGTCATCGTTGAAGTAAAAATTCTCGTGGCTATCTGCTGACAAGTCATCAATTACCAAGACCTTATGACCATCATCCACTAGACGATCAACTATATGAGATCCTATAAATCCGGCACCACCTGTAACTATTACGTTCATAATTTTTCACTAGTCCTTTCCAATTTACCTGAAATTTCCGAGGATTTTAACAGCCTGAACAGTCTAGCTGCACGCCTAAAGCAGTTATGGCGAGACTTGACTTGTTTTTTCAGAATCTGACCTATATCGCCTTCTTCCGAAGTCTCTATAAATAGAGTTGACAGTATGTTGTCCAGTGTGGACTGTTGGCTTTCATCTACTTTGATTTTTATATTGTTGCACCTAAGAAGAGAATCAAAAAGCAGTTGCGATGTCACGATATTTACGTCGTCGGCCAACACCACCGTGTCGTACTTTTCGTAAAAAGACACCGCTGACGTTATATCTAAAAACATGTCGGCATATCCGCTTTGATCCTGCTGATTGAAAGAAACGACGTGACAGGAATCTTGATTGGCTACCGACTCCTGAACCATGCTGTTATTGGTAATGGAGAAGACACACGTATCAAGCCTGTAGTCTGGGGTTGGCATTCTTGGTATAAAGACATCTGCGGCAGGGTATATGCCCTCTATCTTTACCCCCTTTTGAGAGACATTGCTTGTATTTTTATACATATTAGTGAAAAGGAATGGAACGTTTATTTTGGTGTCCTTTATAATACCTTCAATCGTTTCTATCTCTGATTGCTGGGCACCGGACACATTTAATATCATGCTAATATTTTTATTGCCTGATAAGTATTTAATTATGTCGTTCGTTAAAAATTTAAAGTGGGAAATAAAAACATCTGGCTTTGTAAAATCGAAGGTGTCAAAAGCACTCTTGCTTGGATCACTCCACAAAACTGACTCCTCCCCAACTTCCGCGAGGCACTGTTGGAGATACATGGGTTCTGTAGATAAAGCAGAGGTGTAATTTTGAATTAGGGTTTTCATATTCTTGTGATCCTCTTTAGGGTTTTTATGTTTTGTATTTTTACGGTTGATGTGTTTAAGATATCGGTTACAATTACTCTGTTATCCTTTAAGATTACATTAATGGCTTCAAACAAAAATCTATTTTTGTACTCTGGGTTAGATACGGTTGAATATAAATTACTGATAATTTTTCTGCCACACAGATAAGCAACTTCATTCCATAGCTTAGTTTTAACCCCCACGGCCATAGACTGTAGTACTGATTCGTTTTCTATCAGCCCCACGTCAAAGTTTTTGTATTCGTCCTTTTCTTGGCACAGTACGCCGGATTGACTATAGTCTATACTACTCAGCATATCTGGAGTTAAGAGTAGTGCCCCGTTACACAGTAATATTCTACTGTTATTTATGTTGTGGAGGCACAGTCTAGCACTCTCGCAGCAGTTTGAATTGAAATGCATCTGATTTTCTACAACTCGTATATTTATATCTGCGAAGTTGTTTTTGACAAATTCCACCGTTTTCTGTGTTTCAAAACCAGAGCATAGTATAATTTCAAAGTTTTTAAAGGTGGCTTTTATCGCATCAACCTGTCTCTGTATTAAAGTTTTTCCCTCTATTTTCATTAACGAAATAGGCCCATAGGACTTCATCCTATAGCCATGATTCTCGCTAAACAAAACTACCGAGATAAACGATTCCTGAGACCCCTTGGGTTCACCCGAAACGGGACTGGTTATAAATCTAGATTTTCTTCTCATATTTCCTATAATTTTTTTGATTTATAGCAAGTTCTTTAATTTCTTTGACCATTAAATCGTAATCTAGGAAGTCGAGATAGTTTGAGTTTATGACGCCGTACGCTAGTGCAGACACGTCACTATCGGTGTCTTCAAAAAAAGCGGTTCTATTTAAAAGCTCATTGACTTCCTTGTCTATGAAGTTGAAGAAGTTACTGTCTATTAGTTGTCCGGCCTGAATTTTTACTATGAAATTACAGCCGATACCAACTGTTCTTTTAAACGCGTCCGTGTCTATCTGATACTTGTCAGCAAACGGGCCACTTGTCAGTGAATCCGCATGTATGACTAGATCTGCTTTAATGTCTTGTTCAAGAAGTTTGTGCACGCCGTTTACTAATACCTGCGTGTGAACCCCTTTTTGTATTGCAGAAATCGACGCTATGATCTTGCCTCTTTCATAGTCGCTATCAATTATTGATTTAATACTTTTGTTTAACTCGTCTTCCGTTTGTTCAGAAATCTCTATAACTACTCCAAAGCTAGTTTTAGTTTCTTCTTTTGCCTTATCCTGAAGCTCGACTTCGTTCGTTATTTTTAAAGCTCTTTTCCACTTAGATGATCTGTACATATTACAGAACCTATCTAATCTATAATATTGGTGCAGCTCATCATTTTCAAGACAGTCGTCGACAGGTTGCAAATTGGCTTCGCCTCGTTCTACAAGCTTCTCTAGTCTACCCACCTTGCATCCGTCTTGCCACAATCCGAACGGACCTCCGCTAGACGGGGGAGCTGAGGTAGCGAATATACATTTTGAACAATCCATTTTAAGCCCTTTGTGCCACTATTTCAAAATGAATTCCAGCGAGTTGTGTATTTAATACTTTCAACCCGAGAGACTCTATGAATGGTTTTATTTCATTTAAAGAAGACATAGAATTAATACTTTGAATAAGCTGTGCTCCATCTGCTTCTTCTATTGCACCGTTGATTACGCTCTTGCAAAATAGCCGCAAGTCTTTTCCTCCAATGATAAGCTTTCCGCCTAAGCGGAGCTTGCTAACCAAGGAGACAATGCAATCCCTGATGTTGCTAAGATAAAAAGAGTCTAAGACATCGTTTGCTAATATCTCAGTACACTCATTGTCGGATATATCCATAAAGTTTATATAGTTATCAGATACGAGAACTTTCTTGTATCCTTCAATTGCTTCTTGCTCCATTTTGATAACATGAATCTTCATTTTTTAACTCCGTATGCGATGTCGAATGTTTTGTTCCAGTTATTTATAAAACTCTCTTCTGAGAAATTCTCAATTACCGTCTTTCTCGCCTCTTGACCCATTGATTTTCTGAGGTGTTCGTCACCTAAAAGAGTATGTATGTATTTTTTTAGTTCTTCTTCGTCGTTTGACATAAATCCGTTAACTCCGTTTTCTATGATTTCGGGAATCATACAGGTGGCGGTAGAAACGACTGCACATCCGCAGGACATCGCCTCTAGCAACGAGGTTGGAACTGGACTAATTGTAGATGTGTTGAGAAATACTTTTGCCGTATTGTACTCTAGAACTAGGTCTTCTATCGACTCAGCGGGCTTTGAGAGGCCTTCTGAGCAAGTCCCAAGTAGTCTGGCCTCAAAACCTTCGGTCACTCTTTTCCAACCGTTGTAGTTGCAGCAGTAGTCACGATTTTTAAAATCGTTTACCACACTAAGAATTTCTGCGTGCGTGGCAGGTTCACCTTTTCTCTCTTCGGTGGGGCTAAATAGCTCTGTGTCAACAGAGTGATGAATTACTCGTGGATCACAGTTCATTTTCCATTGGTCGATTGAGTACTCGGAAATAAATAAATTTATATCTCCGACCATACTTCTAAAGGCTTGAAGCTGTTCTTGGGGCCAGCTAGGTATGGGGAGTGTATGCTCCAGAGAGATTATTGGGATGTTAAGAGTTTGATTTATTTGACTGGCTACTTGGAACTGACCAAATTTACTTTGAGTCAAAATAAAATCGAATTCAATGCCTGAGATTAGACTATTCTTTGGAAGAATATAATAATTGCCGGGAAGTTCAGCGTAGGTATTATCCCACTCTTTACAGTTATCGTATCTAAACGAGTAAAAATTGTGTCCAGTTTTACACAGCTGGGTCTGGTATCTCTCGTGCGTATCGAAGGTAAGTATGTTATACTTATCTTTAGTGGCATTTAGAGATCTATTTATAATACTTGCTGTTCTATGACTCATTTAATACCTCCAACATTCTTTCTCCTATTTTTTGATAGGAAAAATTCTCTACCACGCTTAATCCAGCAGATTTAGCCCTTTGCCTGTGTGCAATAGGATTCTCTTTATAGGACTCGTAATAGCTTCTCATATTTTCCCTAATTGTTTTTTCGCATGGTTGAAACCAGTACTCTCTTCCAGTAAACATGTCGGGAAAAGCCGCGTTAGAGCATTTGCAACAAGAAAACACTCCGTTTACTAGAGATCCGGTATTTTTGTCTTCTGGGTCTATAAATTCAGAAGGGCCACCAAAATCACTGCAAATAGGGGTGTTGCCAAACCCAACAGCGTCCAGCGAGGGTATCGACCAAGCTTCTCCGTGAGAAGGTAAAACAAAGCAGTCGCAATATTGGTGAACGGAATAAAGTTCTTCTTCAGAGAGGCGAACTGAAAGCACTCCCTCCTTCTTGTATTTTTCAATAGAATTATATAGTCTAAGCAACTGCTTCTCTCTCGTTAATATTTGTTCTAGCTCCGCGTGTGTTTGCTCTGGCGTTTTACCAAACTTATTTACTTTTATAACAAGAGAAACGTCTTCCGCCCTATCAAACTCGGAATGAAAGCATGTAACTATAGATGCTATGTTTTTTCTATCGTTTAAGTCGCCCACATAATAAAATTTAAATGTGTCGTCGATATTTGGCAGGTGTATGTCTTTGTATTTCTTCTTGTACTTATTTACATCTGTTGCGTGATGCACAAGCCTCAAGGGTACACCTATACTGTCTTGCTCTAAGGATTTCATCAATGTCTTGTTGGGAACCCAAATTTCATCCATCTGTTGCAGTTGTTCAAACCAACCGATTGTTTTTATGCTGTATGATTCCACCTCTAAAAATGCGATGTTCTTTTTAAAGGCCGATGTACCAACAAGGTGATGCGGTAGCACATGTTGTATGCAAAAGTCGCACTCGGATGAGTCTTTTTTCTCAAGTTCTAAAATTCTGGGGTGGACATCTGATTTATCTGATGTTAGTGTTACGTTTCGGCATACAACGTCTACACCCGCTTTATCTAGGGCTAGTATTTGATCTGTAGCGGCTTGTGACCACCCTCCGAATTCCTTATAATGTCCTATATATAATACTCTCATTGAATAAGACCTCGCTGTTTCATCACTTCTACCCGTTTTTGTTCCCAGACATTCTTTCTTGTGCACATAGATACCATCTGATCGTACGCAGTGTCAAAATTGAATTCAATTCTATGGTTTATGCCATCAAAAGCCGCTGACGACTCGTTAAAATACATACCTCCGGTAGATGAGGTGGCAGACCGATAAAGCAAATCTCTTGTCATCCTAGCTTCAAACCATGTGTTGAGTTTGCTTGGTTCTCCTAAAACATTTACAATTAACCATTTTGCAAGATTATTTGTTGAAAGCTGATTAGCATCTTTTGGTTTATCTGCGGGATTGTGGATGCTTGGTGGCGAAGCCCAAGTTTTTTGAACGGGCTCAAGCTCGATACTGTCAAAATAATCTTCCCACTTTTTACCACTTAAGTGCCACTGAAAGTGTTTTTCAAAATTAGACCTTGTTTTTTTGCCTATGGATTCCCTTTCTTCTTCAGATAGATCAAAGAATTCTTTAAACATTCTGGAGGCTAAGTCATTATCTGGAACCGCACGCAGGCAGCCAGTCTCTAGTTCTTTATATAATGCAGCCGGTTTTATTGGGTACCCCTCAAGCTTTCTAACCTCGCTTTCCATGGCTGAATAGTCCGTGGCCATGACCGGAACTCCACAGGCGGCGGCTTCTACAATTGGAAGACCAAAGCCTTCGCAGTTAGCATATTGAACATAAAGATCAAATAGATTGATTATATCGGATAACTGTTCGTAAGAGGCTCCATTCTTGACGTTGCTTAAGGTTGATCCCCACTTTCCGGTGTAAGGCGACTGTGCGACCGGACCATTAAAGAGAGATGGAAAAGTTTGCTTAGTTTCTGGGCATATGTAGGTAAATAAGACGTGAGAGGATAGTCCGTGCTCTTGAATCAACTCTGGTATGTCCCACCCTAAATCTGGATAAGATGTGTGGCAGTAGAGATAGTATTTCTTATCCTCTGATTGGTCTAGAAATTTTTTAAATGCTTCGAATAAGTCCGGGTAAAGCTTGCGTCTTTGATTACGCATAACCGTTCCTAATATTTTATACTCTGGGTCTATTCCTAGAGATTTTTTATGCAAGGCCTTATCTTCTACTGGTTGATATGCCGGGTGTGCTGACGGGGGTGCTGACCCTAGGTAATTGATTTTACCTCCAGACTGATCTTTGAGAACTTCTCCGGCCCAGTCGGAATAAGTGAGGCAGGCGTCGGCGGACTGATATGTTGCCACCCATTGTCTAGCTTGGGGTCTAGCGTCTACCGTTGGCATAACAGCCCACTTGAAATAGTCTCTATATGGAGATCTTTCTGCGAATTCAAGCATCCAAAAGTCTCGTATATCGCAAACAATATCCGGCATAAAATCTAAACAGACATGCTCAAATATCCACTCCCCAAATTGGGCAGAGCCGTTAGATTGATAGGCCTGCAACTCTTCTTCTGAAGCTTTGGGTTCGCATGACTGGTTTGGTACGACACCGTAGTAACCCCAAGGTATGTTGGCGGCTCTGGGGTCATTTCTTTCTCCATAGGAGGACATTTCTGCTATTACATACTTGTCAGTACTATGAAGATAGTTCAATATTTCTCTGGTATAAGTAGCATAACCCGTATTTAGAAACGTAGCTTCGCTACAAAATAAAATTCTTTTCTTCCTCATGTTATTCCTTATCCAGACATCCGAAGTCAAATTGGTTTACTCTAAACGTAATCAGCGTATCCTCTTCAGGCTCCATGTTCTTTGCTGAAGCGGTAACTGTCATCTTCATGCCAGACTTTCCTAGTTTGGCAATGGTTCTTCCCCCACTATCCCAAGCTCTAAGTCTGAGGAAGGTGGGATATCTCTTCTTTTCACCCCTTTTGTTTCTGACGTATTCGTAAACGGTTAGGGTAAACTCGCAATATTCTGCACCGCTATCTTCATCTACGTCAATCTCTGGGTCACCATATAGGTATCCTGTAAACGTACAGTTGTTCATGTATCATTCCTCAAGTTATATTACATAGTAGTAGCTAAACTACAAAAATCCAAAATTTTTCTCATCTTTTACGAATAAAAATTATATTTCGTGCACCTTACTTACAATGAATGAGTTATCCCTCTCGACCTCTCCGCAAAATAAAAGATTGTTTCCTTCGTATAGCACATATTGGTATTTTTCTCTTGCCTCTGGAAAAATTACGACGCTATCTAAAGAACAAGTTGTGTCCTCGATGGTAAGAAACGCCATTAGTTTTCCTTTAGTTTTCCCTCTCTTGACCTTGTATGTGTTCATCCTGTTTATATTGGCTGCTATACATATATCTTTACCTGTTTTGCCGTTAAGAACATCTTTGCAGTAGGTGTTCGCTGAAGACGTGTCCGAAGATTCTACTTTTGATAACGATATTGGGCAACCTAGGAACTTATTCTCCTGCTCAATGATCCAAGCTGGGTCATCGGACAGGTCGTACGGTGGAGATCTAAGCATCTCAACTTCATTAAGTACAATCTGACTTCTATTTGTGTTACTTGTTCCTCCTCCAAGTTTTTTTGTTGGTGCCAAATCAGCAAAGCAATCTTGTAACGTTTTCCATTTCTTCTTCGGGTAGTTTGTCACAACCCATTTTAATTCAGCTTTTGTAAGCTCTCTGAATATTAAGTATTCATACAGAGCCTTGTTTCTTGTTACCCCCGTAGATTTAGTGGAAAAAAAACCGATTGACGCAAGAGCCTTAAACGCTGTTAAGTTTATTTTTGTTGATAACGTCGTTAAAACATCCATCCAGCTAAACTTTGAAGGGTCTTTTCCGGTCTCTTCAGATGCTTCTAGGATAGCTTTTATAGCCTTGTCTCCGGTCACACCGGTTAAACCTTTAATGTCTTTAACACCAAAATAAATTCCATCATCTGCTATTCTAAATTTTTTACTATGAGAGGATAGCTTGGGGATTTTTACGTCTATGCCAAACAATTTAGCTTCATTTACTAGTTCATAGACTTCTTGGTGTGGATCTTGTTTTTCATTCGAGAAGTATAGATAAGACAGAAAGAATTCCTTGACGTGATTTGCTTTGTACCAAGCAGACCAATACGAGTCGACGGCATAAGCAACTGCATGTGATTTGTTAAACGAGTATCTTGAGGATTTTTCGATCCAGCCAAATATCTCAAGGGCTGTATCCTCATCAACGGTTCCAACATTTTTGCAGCCCGCTATGAAATCCTCTTTAATCTTCGCCATAAGGTCTGCTTTTTTCTTTCCGATAGCCTTACGTAGATCGTCAGCCTTTTTAAGGTCAAACCCCGCTAGCTTTTGTGCTATACGCATGGATTGTTCTTGGTACACTAGAACGCCATAGGTTGGCTTTAGTATATCCTCAAGAGACTCATGTAAATAAGAAACCTCTTCAATTTTATGCTTCCTGTCTACAAATCTTTTGGTCATTGATTTTCCATCAATAATTGCCTTGAGGCATCCCGGCCTAATTAAGGCTATAAGTGCGGCCAGTTCTTCTATATTCTCTGGCTGTAATTTTTTAGACCAGCTTCTACCAAGGTTGCTTTCAAGCTGAAAGACCCCCTTAGTCTTCCCCTCTTTAAAAAGCTCCCAAGTTTTTTCATCTTTATAATCAATGTTAGACATATAGTTTTCCATCTGCGAAAGCTTTTTCAAATTTCATGTTGCGATAAACTGCCCGTCTGGACTTTTGTAGTTTGATAAAGATATTTGCCGTATCCTTTACGTCTTGCAACGCGTCGTGTGCGTTTTCTGAAGACAGACCCATACGCTCTCTTAATGAGTCCATACTAATTGATTTAACGGCTGGGTCGCCTTCTGTCCAAAGCCATACGTCGTCCATAACATCAATTTTATATATCTGGTGGAACAGCTTCTGGCATTGGCGTTTATCGTCCCAAGGGCCGTATTCGTTGCATAGACGGTTGACGATATGCATATCGTACCCTATGATATTAAAGCCTGCTGGGATGGGTGCGAAATAAGGTGTTCCCTTCCAGTTGTATTTGTTAACAAAAGTACAGAATTTTTTCCAAACACCTTTTGGCAACGGTGCTTTGGCAAGCTTCGATCTCGTTTGACCAGTCACCTTTAAGGCCCCCTCCTCAATTGGATCGACACCCGCTGCGATTGCTTTATCATCGTCTAGGATTGGACGCATCATACTATTGAACTCCCCTTTTAGCTTGAAGTTTCTTCCGTCTAGTGCTATCGCTGCAATCTGTGTCGGCTGACACCTCATGGGATTTCTGCCGCCTGTTTCAAAGTCAAATACTATGATATCACGATTCATACTAACTCCTTAATCATCATTAGTTTATCTAAAAGATTAATGCCTAAAACATCAAACTTCACATGTCCGAGAGCCTCTAGGTCGGCCATTTCAAGGCCAGCGATTTTTTCTGTTCCGCTTTTAGGGTTAACCATGGGGCAAACTTTGTACAATTCGTCCGCTGAAATAACTACCCCAGCAGCGTGCTTTCCTTGGGTTTTAAATGTTCCCTCTATATTAATGGCCTGCTTAAAAAATTCCGCATAGTCACCGTCCAGTTCACCATTGTCATTTATAAAACAATAGTCCCTGAGTTCATCCGCATTATTAATAAGAGACCATCTAATAATTGATCTATCTTCCTCGTCCATCTCTGCGAGCTGGTCAGATATTGAAGCTTCGTCTGGTATTGATTTGGTAATCTCGTTCATCTCACTAAATCCGCAGGCACCACTCACACGCAAAACCTCTTTTAAGGCACTTCTACCCTGTAGCCTTCCGAAGGTTATCATCTGGCTAACATTATTGTTTCCGTATTTATCTTTGAGGTAAGTAATTATTTCGTCACGTTTCCCACCCGGAACATCTAGATCAATATCTGGAAGAGATATGTGGTCCTCTGTATTTCTACCGGCATTGTAAAATCTTTCAAAGAGAAGGTCATATTCAATAGGGTCAATTTGGGTAATTCCGATAAGATATGATATCAGGCACCCAGCCGCAGACCCTCTACCCGGACCCACCATCCACCCTTGTGCGGTGGCATATTTTATGATGTCTCTTACAATCAAGAAATATCCAAAGAGTTTGGCCTCTTCAATAACTTTAAACTCTTCCTCGAACCTTTCTCCATAGACCTTTTTCTCTTCTTGCTTTGTAATTTTGTCTGCAAGAAGTTTTCTCCACCCGTCTCTGGCTAATTCTCTAAGGTAGTTCTTTTGGGAATCTCCGTTAGGTGTTTCAAACCTCGGAAGTATAGGCTGGCTCAATATGTTGTAGCATTCGCACTTATCGTATATTTCCTTAAAAAGATGAAGTTTGTTGTCGTTGATTATGACTTCACCAATTTCGGTTTTATTTTTTAGGTAAAAGTCGTTGGATTCAAAAAACACATGGTTGCTGACATCTTCCCCGTTTTTTATAGATTTGCTGAGTTTTGGCAATGTCGTTTTCATGCTCGAACACAAAATAATTCTGTGCAGCTCTGCGTCTTCTTTGTTTGTGTAGTAAGTGTCCATGAAAGCTTCGCTTTTTTCATAGAAGTCTTTCCCCTTGATTGGAGACTGGGATTCACTTGACGCAACTGAAATTAAATTACCAGACTTGGTTATGGCAAGCAATGTATTGGAATCTAAATTTCCGTCGCTGTCTATAGAAGAGACAAGCTCGATTAGATTAAGCCAGCCATCTTTGTTTTTAGCAAACAGAGAAAATTCGTCAAAAGAGCAGCCAATAATAGGCTTGATATTGTTTGCCACACAAGCTTGATAAAAAGAAACGGCACCGGAGATTGACTTATAGTCCGCTATACCGCAAGCTGGGTAAAAATTTTCTGAGCATTTTTTGGCGAGCTGTTTTGGCTTAGAGAAGCCACGCTGTAATGAGTAATGTGTATAGTTGCAGATTGGGAACCAGTCCATTTTCTATCCTTGTTCAACGCAATTAAATTCAATGTTTAGGGGTTTTTATATGAGAACCCCTTAACTCAAATGTTTGTGTACTATATTATAGTCTAAATACTGTTAAAGCCAAAGGGAAATCTAGAAATTTTTAAGCTCTGGGAACAGATCGTATCTAATATTTTCCCACACAGCAGCAGAAATTATCATAGAAGCCTCGTTATCAGAAGGATAATGCACGCCTTGAAGCATCCTAGCCATACCCGCAGCCGACACCTTAGAAAAAAACTCAGACGAATAATCTGGGTATTTCGCTGAGAGAATATAGGCACCAAGTGCGGCATACGCCGTATGACCAGAGGGGTAGGCTGGCGTGTGATGAGTACTGGTCTCAGTAACCCTTATTTTAATATCATATATAGGTGCCAACTGGTAAGGTCTAGGTCTATTAAATTTATATTTCAAATTTTTAATAACCGGAGATATTATGTCCCAAGCCTTGCCAAACATTTTATAGGGAAACTCCAACCCGTGCTTCTTCAAAATTTTGTGGTAAAGAAGGTTTGGGTTGGCGTCTACTAGTTTAATTAGGTCTAGCTCAGAGCTGCTTAGATTGCTTGTTAGCTCAGATATGTAGGCTAACTCCTTTTTGGTGGTCTCGCTACTATTATCTGGAGGGTCAGCGAGAACTTCTTTCCAGCCTATGGTAACGCTTTCGGGTACTCTGAATTCCCTTTTCTCATCGCTATATTTAAAGCTGTCTATTTTATCTAGGACAACCTTGTCTAGTTCTTCTATATATTTAGTCATTGTCTACCAACGCGGGGTTTTGGATTGTTTTTGTTCTGTCATTCATTTGTTCACATATGGGACACATGGGTTGCTCTCCCGGCTTGTGAAGTCCAATCTGATGATGTGTCATCAGGATGCCTTCCATCATTTTCGTATCTCGCATCATTGTTTGTTCCTGTAGAATTTTTATTTCTGGGTGTGGGGCAACAATAACGTTGGGTTTTTTTAGTTCATTAAACATATAAGCACTAAAGCCCAAGTTACACATACTAAGGGCGAACAGTACATATACTGCACATTTAAAAAATTTCATCTTGACACCTGTTAGGAAAATAGTTCGGAAATTACTTTTCCTGAATTAGCTATTTTCATAGGTCGTCCGCTATTACTTGAGAAAGTAGTGCTTAACGAAATGCCGAGTGCCTTACAAATCGAGGCCATGACATCTTGGGAGGAATAAGGTTCTGTCTCCACTCTGGTGCCATCTTCGTTTGTTGCACCAACGGCGATACCGCCATTCATACCAGCACCACCAACGACAACGCTCCAACTTCGTGCCCAGTGGTCACGACCGGCGTTTTGGTTGATACGTGGAGTTCGACTAAATTCACCCATCCATATGATAGCTGTGTCCTCCAATAACCCTCTTTGCTCTAAGTCCTCTACTAACGCACTCATACCTTGATCTAGCATGGGTAACTTTGTATCTCTTAAGGTTGGGAAGATGTTCTGGTGATTGTCCCAGCCCCCTAGTCCAACTTCTATAAACGGAACACCGACCTCTACTAAACGTCTAGCCATTAGGCACCCCTTACCAAAGCTGTTGTCTCCGTATCTTTCTCTTACATCTTCTGGTTCGTTTGCTACCTTCATCGCGTCCATCTCTTTACTAGTAAGAACGTTGAAGGTCTTTCTCAATACTTTTTGGTGTTCTTTGGCCAGCGATCCCCTATTACTGTTTATAAAATTGGTTTCCATCATATCTAGAACATGTGCCCTTTGATAAAATCTTTGATCTATTTTCATATCTAGATTTCTAATTCTACCGTCGCTATTGACAGAGAAGGGGTTGTATTGAGCACCTAAAAATCCAGCACCTTGGCTGGGTCCGTTTACGGATACAAATTGTGGAATTAAAAGATCTTGTTTTTCTAGCTGCTTAGAAATAACCGAGCCATAGCTTGGATGAACCATGCTTGGATTAGGTACATATCCGGTGTGCATATAGTAGCGTCCACGCATATGGTCTGCTTCACGGGTGCTCATGCTGCGAATGATTGCCATGTTGTGCATTTGCTTTGCCATTAGTGGCATATGTTCGCAAATCTCTACGTCGCCAGTAGTGCTTATAGGCTTAAATGGACCTCCGGTTGGGGCGTCTGGTTTTAAATCCCAGATATCCATAGTAGAAGGGCCACCTCCCATCCATAAGAGAATGGCCGACTTCCCATTTTTCTTTAGCTCTTGTTGGTTGGCTTTTAGCGTTTGCGTCAAAGCAGCAATTCCAGCTAGTGATGATAAAAACTCTCTCCTTTTCATTCTTCTGTAGCCTTTCCTATGTAATTTAGGAATACCCCGTCTTTTTTGTAGACACCTTTTCTCCTGTATGTAAATATCTCGCCGGTTTTAGGGTTTTCATACCTGTACCCGCCCTGCTCTTTTTCCCAAGATAGTTGCAGGTCAGCAGACTCCACATAACTTAATCCTTCAGATGCTTTGCTCATACAGACAGCAGTTCTTTGCTTCTGATCTGGATATTCAGACTTCATTTTATCGCTGCTCATGCAGCGAGACATAAAGTCCTTTGGGTTTTCATTCTTATCCTTAGATGGTAAAGGCATTGCTTCTCCTTAAAATCTGAAGTGAAAAAAGAATCCGCTAAACGGCGTGGGGTATACGGGTACAGGTTGGGGTTGAACAATAACCGGAGGTCCGTAATAATTATAGATCATTGGCGATCTATACACCCTGTAATAATATGGATGTATGTAATATTGATTGCCAATAATTATTCTATTTTGCCTATGGTTGGGCTGGACCTGCGGCTGTTGCATTTGTGGCTTTTGCCAATCCTGCTTACCCGGAATCTGAGGTCTTTGCGGAACGCGTTTCTGTCCAGCTAAATTAACCGGAGGTTTAATAACTTTTCTTTGCTGTGCCACTTGTGCCTGTGCATCACAGGGCTGTGCTAAAACAGCCCCGCAAAGCACTACACAAAAGACTAATGATAAAATTGATTTCATCGTCTTGGTCCTCTATGCTCAGGTTTTTTACACTGAGGACATGCTCCGCCTCTTTTAGGATGCATGTGTGGCCCCCTTCTGTGATGAGGATGCTTTCCTCGTGGGTCATGATTAGGTCTACCTTCTGGCCTACCTTCTGGTCTACCTTGAGGTCTACCTTGAGGTCTACCTTGAGGGGGTCGTTTTGAATCAGCCCACGGCGGTTTGCCTTCGGGTCTGCGGCGTGAAGATCCACCATAACGACACCCTCTGCATCGTTCTGGCTTGCAGCATTTGCAACCGCAATCGTGTTGAGGTTTTCTCTTATCGGGACCGTCTGCAAGCAAAGATGCGGGAGCCGCCAAACATGAGCCTAACATAAATAATACACTTCTTCTATTCATAATATTTCCCTTTCGTTAAATAATTAAATCTTGAATGACTTGTCCACCGTCAACAATTTCAATTGGACGATCACCGGGAGCCATTAGCTCTTTATCAGCAACAATACCCAATCTGTTATAGATGGTAGCTGCCCAGTCCTCTATGCTGACTGGGTTTTGGTCGGGGTCACTAGCGGTTGCGTTGGACGTACCGTAGGTAATACCCCTTTTGATCCCACCGCCAGCCATAACAGTACTAAATACCTTTGGCCAGTGGTCTCTTCCTGCGTTAGCGTTGATTTTTGGAGTTCTGCCAAACTCTGAGACGACGCAAACCAATGTGGAATCTAATAATCCGCGATCATCCAAGTCTTCGATAAGGGTTGCAAAGCCTTGATCAAAAGCCGGTAGCTGACTTTTCATGCCATTAGATATGTTATCGTGCATATCCCAGCCGCCGTAGGTGAGTGTTACGAATCTTGTTCCAAACTCTACTAGTCTGCGGGCCAGCAGCATTCTAGCTCCCGCAGTATTTCTTCCATACCTGTCTCTTAAGGCCGCTGGTTCTTTTTCTATATCAAATGCTTCTCTTGCATTTTGATCTCCTATGAGACTATACGCCCTCTGATAAAAAGAGTTCATAGCGACTAAAGAATCTGCATCTTCTTTCTTGTTAAATTCAGTGTTCACTATATCTAGAACACGTTGCCTTCTGCTAAATCTTGCGTCTGGAACTGGAACCTTTAAGTCTCTGACTTCAAAATTTTCGCTAGCGGGGTCGGAGCCTAGTCCGAACCCAGAATATGAACTGCTTAGATATCCAGTACCTGCAAATTCATTAGGCTGGTTTGGGATGCAGACATACGGAGGAAGGTTTTTACGCGGTCCGAACTCATGTGCAACCACTGAACCCATAGATGGGTATTGAAGGGCTGGGCTAGGTCTATAGCCAGTAAACATATTGTGTGTACCACGCTCATGGGCTGCTTCTCCGTGTGTCATGCTACGGATAATAGCAATCTTGTCTGTTATCTTCGCAGTTTTACCTAGTAGCTCTCCAAGACGAATGCCCGGAACATTGGTTTCAATACTACCAAGTGGCCCACGATATTCTAAAGGGGCGAATGGCTTAGGATCAAATGTTTCCTGATGAGCCATTCCCCCCGGAAGGTAAATGAAAATAATGCTCTTAGCTGGCCCCTCCTTGCTATCATAATGTTTTTGATCTGCTCTAGCAAGAGACACACCAAGACTACCTAAGATTCCAGCTTGTAAAAAAGACCTTCTTTTCATTATTTGTTCCTTGTTTAGAATAAAAATCTCGACCACCACCCTTGGGATGCCCCCAAGAAGTAGAGTCCCACTAAAATACCTCCAACTAAGGCGGTTCGTCTAACCAGCCTATTTTCTCTCACAAAATTAGCAATCGGACCATTAAATAATGGCATAGTTACCTCCATTAAAATTAAAGAATTACTTTCGCTTCACCCTCCAACAAATATCTGGGACGACCAGACATGTCGGTACGTTGAATTGCTCCGTCAATTCCAAAATGGTCAAACAGCGTTGCTTGCAAATCAAGTGGCCCCACTGGGTTTTCTATGGGGCTGTATGATCTATCTGCCTCACCAATCGTTCTTCCTGATTGATATCTTCCGCCAGCCATCATCATCGGCGTAATTGCGGGCCAATGGTCACGTCCAGCGTTTGCGTTTATTTTAGTTCTACCAAATTCTCCCGTAACGACCAAGAGGACTTTTTCATTTAATCCACGATCCCATAAGTCTTGTAGAAACCCCCCTATTGCTTTATCAATGGGTGCGACCCTTTTCTTTAGTGCATCTGAAATATTGCTATGCATATCCCATCCGCCATAATGCAGGGTCACAAACTTGGTTCCATGTTCTACCAACCTTCTCGCCAACATCATCTGTTCGCCAATGTCGTTAGCTTTTTCAGATCCGTAAAGAGCTTTAGTTGCTTCTGACTCTTTATCTGTAGCAAAGGCGTCTTTAGCAGAGCCTAGAATAACATCGTAGGCCTGACCTTTATAAAAACCAACTGACTCAGCACTTTTGCCAGATATATCACTAGCGGCTGAACCTAAAGCACTCAGAAGTTGCTTTCTATTGTTGAATCTATCGAGTTGGATTCTTGGTGTTAGGTTGTCTTTGTTAGAGGGGTCAAATGGCTTATATGCCCCGCCTAACCAAGCCCCTTCATCTCCCTCAATCTTTCCTTGCTTTACATAAGATGGCACCCCGTTTTGAGGGTGGTTAGTTCCGTAAACAGCAGATATCAGAGAACCAAAAGAGGGGTATTTGGCAGTAGACGTAGTAGTCCTTTCTGGATTATAGTGTCCAGTCATCATAAAGTGAGTGCCCTGCCTGTGAGATGAGTCCTTATGACTAAAGGAATTTACAACATTTAGCTTTGAAGTATGTTTAGAGAGTTCGTACCAATCTTCCCCTAGCGTAATATTTGTTTTGGGGTCGTGCTTGGCACCATTTACTGGTTGCCACTCTGTTGGGACAGTGTCTTTTGGGGCATGAAAAGTTTCAAATTGTGTTGGACCTCCCCCAAGCCACACCCAAACAACTGATTTATCGCCGTAACTTTGTACTGTATTTGCAGCGAAAGCGGCGTCAGACAGACCAGCGGCGGTCATTCCTGCTCCAATAGATCCAATCCTAAGAAAATCCCTTCTGTTAAAGTAAAAATCTAACAATTTTTCATCTCCATATGCTTACCCCGGAGCTTCATAAAAGCCTATATTGAAGCCCGGACGCGTGCATTCTTCTAAAGTTTTTTCCATACCATGTTCTTTTAAGTGCTTCTCTATATATATACACATTTTTTCGTCTGTGCCCTCCCAATTGTTTTTGCAAAAATGGCACAGATATTTGCATTTCCAGTGATTTCTCGTAGGATCTAGGAGTTTAGGGCTATTATTTTGTCTAATTTCTTCGACTCTAATTCTCAACATCTCCAAGAATCTAGCCTCATCGCTTTTGTCAAACATCAATGAAAATGGTCTTGGATCTGGGTCTCCATCTTTATCCTTATAAAAGAAGATGCTCATAATTCTATTTGGGTATTCTGGATATAGTTTGGATATAGCGTAGAAGTATAATAAAAGCTGTGCATCGTTCTCTAGCTTCTCATAATCTTTTACTTCTCCTGTTGCCCAGTCCATACGTCTGCCGGTTTTCCAGTCAATCACCTCTATGGTGTCGTCGTTTAGCTTTGTTACAAGGTCAATTGTACCTTTAATTGCTAGCTGGCCTTCAACCTTTTCTCCATTTATTTCGTATTCAAATTTAGCCCAATCTTCTTCAATGGGGATGTCAAAGTGGGGTTCGGGGTGGTGAATATTTCTAAGTCTGGGGTCGAACTGACCGTCGCTATGTCTTAGAAATGTCCATACAGTCTCCGATATATCTCGTCTATCTTTTGGCCCAAATTTATGTTTAGAATTTTTTGCATAACAATCAATAGCAATATTGCACAGTTCATCAACGAAGTCGTCTGTATACAGACTATCCTTATGGATTCTAATTTTTCCAGCAGCATCGTCTTCTACAACGAGGTACTTTTTTCTTGAGTTATCCTGCTGAAACTTTTTTAATCCTGCTAGAATTTCCATAACTTTGTGAGCCATAGTACCCATGTCCGCCTTTTTCCCACTGTCGGACTGGTGGCCTAATACATATGTTATGAAATATTGCATCTGGCAAAACGCGTAGTTGTTATAGCTTGAGCTTCTAACGTAAGTGACTAACATTTGGTCTCCTGTAGACTAGAGTAAAAGTTACTAACCTTCACCATCATGCCGTCTATACTGTTTTCGCTATTGTCTATAATATCTGTGAAGGGATATTTATCAAGAGCTATCTCGCTAGAGTGGTTGTCTTCAAAGACTCTTCTAGTAAGCCTTACTAGGTTTCCACCAACCTCTTGGATGGCTTTTGCTTCGTTTGGAAATCGCACATCTGCTATAATGGCTAATTCCGATTTTTCATCTTGTATAGTTGCTAGGCAGCTTTTCACCCATACCGGTTCGTACATTTTACGCATAACATCTGTGCCAAAGAATTGCATAAATTCGCGGGATGTCATGGCCCCCTTCCTTTTTGGGTTATTAAACATCTCTAAACAGGGCATGTTTTCCCATCTTAAGTGGTCTTGTTTAAGATTTTTTTCTTCGTCTGTTCCCCAGAGGCATTCTCTTGGAATGTCAAATAGTTTAAGGCATATAAGTTTTAAGTGATCTGCAAAGCTATAGAGCTTAACATATGGCCACATGTTGTGCTCTGCGTACTGCACAAAGCTTTCGTCTCTCCTTGACACATCAAACTCACCCCAGCCCTCTTTCCCGTCTTTGTTTTCAGTAAGGATCATAAGCCCCCCGTTTTGGCTAATATTCCAGTCCTTAATGAGACCATTATTCTTTAGCGATATACCATGTAGTATATTAGCTGTTGTATTTTTACCCGACTGTTTTCTTCCGGATATCCCCAGTATCTTCATTAGAAGCATCCTCCAAGATTTATCAAAATTTCATTTTTAATTTTTTCGATTGACATATTCCCTAAGTCCTTAGTGTGCATTTTTGGAAAAACCAATTTAAACAACCTAGCCAAATCTCTCTTTATCTTTATTTTAGCTTCTCTTCCAGCCTGATCGTTATCTGTTAGAATTATTAATTTTGTAACTCCGCTGCTTAGTAGGGTTGCACGCTGTTTTCTGGATATATCTTTACCAAAAAGACCAACAGCGTTTTGGACTCCCGACTCGTGCAGCCTCCATACGTCGCCCTGCCCCTCAACTAAGAAGATGCACTTGGTTTTACGTGCCGTTTTAATCGCGTTGTCGTAATTATATAAATGGTCTGTTTTTTTAAAGCCATCAGAGAATAGGTATTTAGGCTGTACCCATTCTTTGGTCGCTCTAGCAATAAATCCAACGGTTTTGCTTTCATGTGTTACTGGAATGATCGACCTGTTTCTCATGACTAATGAGTCACTATCACGAACACCAAAATGCTTCAATGTTTCACTTTTAAACCCTCTGCTTTCAAAATACGGGGAGCCCTCTAGCATTTTTTGGGGGAATGGGCCTATCAAAACTTCGCTAGACGACTTGTTTGCAAAAGCTTTTCGTTTCCCCTGTTTAAACTGATTTACTAAATCTCTAAACTCTTTGCTGTCGTTGTCATTTTTTATTTCATTTGTTCTTGTTGTCTGGGCGTTATCGACATCGTATAAGTTGCAAATATATCTTAGTGCTTCTGAAAAAGATTCTGTATCCAGCACACCTTTTACAAATCCGAATATATCTGTATTGTATTCTTCATGGCACCCGCGAGTCCAGCACCTCCAAGCTTTTCTGCTTGTGGATATTGATAGCCCCTGTGGGTTATCGCTCCCTTCGTGAATCGGACAGCACATAAATATGTTATCGTCTACTTGGTTATATTCCAACCCAAGATCATCCAAAAGAACTTCTATATTGTTAAATATGATATCTTTTACTTTATTTAAGTCTAGTGTCTTACTCTTTGTTTTTTGTGAGTTCATACCATAGGAATCCTATATTTGCTGTTGCGTATGCAAACCATATAAGTGCGTGAGGAAAATCTCTTTGTCTCAGGTTGTCTACACCACAAGCGAAGTAGCATAGCGTACAAATAATTATTGCGTATATTGCTAACATTACTTTTTCTCTTTTTTTGGGGGCATGTATCCAAAAATATGCCCACAGGTAAACCCAGTAGCAAAAGCAATAAATGGTGCTTCTAGGGCAGAGTTTTGCATAAACCTACTAACACTTAGTGGTATCCCGCCGTGGAATACCGCCAATAGATCATACATACCTAAAGCGATAACTGAGAACGTTACTATTTTTGCTGTTAATGACATTACAATTTCTCCACTGTTTTATCATGATGAACTCTGTTTACTCGCACGAATCGTGCGGTTTTGTTAAAATCTTTTAACGACGTAGCACCGGTATAAGCACAGGCACTACGCACACCTCCAAGGATGTCATTCACTACGACCTCTGCCTTTCCTTTGTAACAAATTTTTTGCACTCTACCCTCACTAGATCGGTAATTTCTTAGTCCGTCTCCATGTTTTTCCTGAGCTTTTTTAGAGGACATGCCATAAAATGTCATATATTTAGTACCGGCGTGGTCCACCCATTCACCCTCGCACTCCTTAGTGCCCGCCAACATACCTCCAAGCATAACAAAGTCAGCACCGGCTGCATAGGCTTTGGCTACATCTGCTGGAAAGCGACAGCCCCCATCTGCACAAATCAACCCCAACCTACCAGAATCAGAGCGTAGTCCATGAGCAACGTGGGAACATTCAGCAATAGCAGAAAGCTGTGGATAACCAACGCCAGCTTTGAGTCTTGTTGTGCAGGCAGAGCCGGGGCCAATACCAACTTTAACAATGTCAACCTCTCCATGAATAATTAATTCCGAAACCATTTCTGGTGTAGCTACGTTGCCAGCCATAATTATGGAGTCTGGAAACTCTAGCCTAACCTCGCTACACCAATCGACAAATTTTGCGGTATAGCCATTTGCAATATCAATACATATGTTAGGCGAGAAGTTTAAGTTTCTTTCAATTTCAAACAGTTTATCTAAGTCTCGATCCCAGTCCATGCCAATGCTAATCCACACATTGGGCTCCACGTTATAGTGCTTAAAGTATGCCTCTATCTCCTCTGCGTCGTAATGCTTATGGAGACAGGTAATCGCTTGGTGTTTATTTAATGCTGACCCCATTTTAAATGTGCCGGTTGTATCCATGTTTGCGGCCATCAGGGGCATACCACGCCACTCCTTGGGAGAATGGTAAAACTTAAAAGCTCTTTTTAATTCTACCTGCTTCCGACTCGCAGCCACCGACCTTTGTGGTACGAGTAAGACATCGTCAAAGTCCAACTTAATTTCATTATCAATCTTCATCTGCATCTACCTCGAATGGGAGTTCTGAACCTTCAATAGCCCCGTCCTGTGGGGTTGCACGAAATTCATCTCTAGTTCTTAACTCGTTCAATTGTGAGTGGCTTCCGATCATATCCATGTTGATGTAGTTGCCGTCCATTAATCCTGCACCGTGCCTAGCTTTTAGGGTTACGAGTTTTCTATTTCCTGCGTTTGGGCCGTCCTCAGCAAGCTCCTCCGCTGATTTTAATTTAAATATGGAGAATGAGGTGCACAGCCAAATAAGCCTGTCAGATCCGCTCACAGCGTCTGTAGACTCCTTAGTGATCCCATCTCTATTAAGTTGTACGAAGGACAAGCAGGGAAAATCAAGCTTAACCGCCAAGTTATGCAAGTTCGTAATTTGAAATCCGAGTGCTTGATACTCTTGGATATTATTGGTTATAGATGTGGAGGACATTAGCTTGAGATAGTCGTAGACAACTAGGCAGTCGTTTGTCTTTCCGTATTCGTCTTGCCCAACATCTTGGATAATCCAACGCTTAATGGTGTTCATGATAGTCTCAAACGGAGCACCTGCAACACTTACGTATGTGTAGGGTATGTCTCTAATTTCTTCTATAGCCGCTTGAACTCTAATGATCTTCTCGTCGTCTTCGGCAAACTGTCCAGTAGCCACTTCACTAATAGGAACGCCACTAATATTAGAAATGATTCTATTAAGATGGTCGTCTTTGGACATTTCAGTGTCCAGCATTAAAACTGGTATACCTTTACGTGCATTGTGCAATGCTACATTGTCAGCGAAAACAGACTTACCCACACCGGGGCGAGCAGAAACGAGATCCACACACTTTCTACGAAGCCCACCGCCAACTACCGTATCAAATCTTGGAAAGCCACTTGACAATCCTATCTGATCACATTTATTTTCAATAAGGAATTCCAAGTACTCGTCGATATCGTCCCCGAGTTTTTCGGGTTTTTGACCAACGTCATCTTCCCTCAGAAACTCAGTTATTGGAGCCTCTATAAGATTAACAATCTCGTCAATAGTCTCGTCGCCATTGATTTCTTCAATATCTTTGCTTATCTTATTGGCTATGCGTTTAGCTTTTCTGGCCAACTCAAACTTTTTTATCTGAGCCGCAAAGTGCGGGACGTTTTCCTTCTTGACGGGGTATTCCATCAAGTCCCGTATGTATTCAAGCTCTTGGTTTGTCTGAACTATTTCGGACAAGTTGAGCTGCTCCGAGGCAGACAAAATAGCCGGTAAATCTACCTGTGCTTCACTCTGTAGAATCTTCTCTACGCACTTATAAATCACCTGATTGTTTCTGTGGGAAAAACTGTTGTGGGTTAGGAAATCTGATATCTCTACGTATGATTCTAATCCATACGCAAACAAACCTGCCAACACCGCACGTTCCGAACCTACGTCCGAAAGGTTTGAATTCATATTATCTTCCTGTGCAACGATTACATCTGATGTATTCACCGTAAATTAGATTCTCATTCATGGCAAATGTTTTGCCGCAAATGTGACATTCAACTTTTTTCTTGTTGGGTTTACCCCTTCTTCTAGGGGTTCGGGTTTTTTCAAGTTTCTCAAAATTAGCAGAATCGTCTTTCATTTCACCGCTATCAACCCATTCGTTTTTTCTAAATTTAACCACCTTTTTATTACTTTCTTTTTTATTTCTAGTGACAGAAAAATCCTCGTTAACAACGTTTTCAGGAGGAGAGGAAACCGCTTCCTCTTTAACTGTAGATGCGTCACTCTTTACATTACTATTCAGTATTCCTTGAATAAGCTCTTGTTTTTGTTCTGGTGTAAGGGACTCTAAAAGTGTTTTTACAATGTCATCACTCATTTTCTTCTACCTTTTTCGATTAAGATATCTGCCTTCCTTCTTATATTATATTCCCGACTTACAGTTTTTGCAAGTCTGGCTTTTGCGACATCCTGCCATTCTTTAATTTTCCTTGCTAATTCGTGACTTCTAAGTATAGTAGCCACCTTTATGTCGTGTTTTAAGTATTCACCGGCCATGTCTTGAATTTCACTAGCGATTATACTGTTGAGGCTTCCTTCGCACCAATTAATTACCATCTCCTGACTAGCTTTTTCGGATGCCACATGGTCAGCATATTGGTATAGCATGTAGGCAAAATTGAAGCAATCATCTCTAGTCAATTTATCCATTTGCCCAAGAGACAGCGTTTCTGCTAAGGCAAATTCTTCGGAAAATTTGGTGGGTGCTAAATTCCTGCATGATATGTAGGTTTCTATTCCGTCCAAAAAATCTTTTAGTCTATCAGCGGCGTTCAAGTTTTTCTCTCCAGTATTCCTCTGAGTCGTCAAACCTCAGAACAATTAATTCAATATTGTTGATTCTACACCATTCGGCCTTGTCTTTGTCTCTGGCTTTTGCTTTAAGGAAGCCAGCTTTGCTTTTGTGGAAAAACGGCGTGTACTTAAAATGTTGCTGCCCGTGAACCTCTACCCCTATTCTAACATTTGGAATGAGAAAGTCAAGGTATAGTACTGATTTTTTTGAAGGTTTTACCGTACCCGGAAGCTTTACTTCTTCTAAGATGGTATATCCACGAAAAATATCTTTTATTAATCCTCTGGCCTGTATGTGGTAGAACGACCTTTTAGATCTATCATTGTTTAAGTATTTTTTAAGATCCAAATTGTACTCTCGGCCATTCAAGCCAACTACCTTCATAGAAATACTTCCCTTATTTGGTCATAGATAAACTGTGTGATCTCTTCATTTTCTTCTAAAAAATTAGTAACCCTCTCCATACCTTGGAACTTGAAGGCTTTATTGATAGCTTCCTCGTTTTCTGGATCAATTTGGTTCTGAACAAGCCAGTTCTTAATAACTGGATCATCTTTATTTTCTATGGCACAGGAGATTGTATACCAAGCACCGCTTCTGTCTATCATCGCAAACTCACTAGCAATTTGTGCCACTTCTTGACACTCATCTATTCCTATCCCGTATCTAATCCAGCTCTCGGTTGTCTTTAAGGGGGTGCCTCCCGCCGCAGAAGTTTTGATTACCCAGTTTGCGATTTGCCCAACGTGATTACCTGAATCCTTGGGGACTTCCCATTTGCCGCGATGAGTAATTACCATGTTGGTTCCCGCTTGATATTGTAGCATATTGCCGCAGTCGGCCATTTTGCTGGGTGCGTATCTGCTGCCGCCGGTGTTTGCGATATTGTGTGTTATGAATATGCAGATAGCTTTCATTCTGCCGACATCTCCGCTTATACGCTTGAAGAACATAGATAAGAGTCTAGGTAAAGCGTTGCGTACCCCAGTCCTGATTTCTCCGTCTAACTCATCTTGGGGAACCATGCTAGATGTAGAATCTACTATAGCTACTAAGTCTGGAGTATTTTTGATATAAGTTTCGAGAGTGTTCAGGTACTTCTCAGCAGAGACTAGAGGTTCTTTATCTGTAGCCTGTACAATTTTAATAGCGTCAACATCTAAACCTTTAATGCCTCTAAAGTTTTCCTTTGTTAGTCTACCCTCGGTATTAAAGTAGATTACGTTTTTCCCTTCCTTCTGGGCTTTTGCAGCAAAGTAAAGTGCTGTAGTTGTTTTGCCTGTTTTTGGGTCTCCTGTCATTACAACGCAGCTACCCTCCCTAAGACCTCCACCTAGTGCTATGTCCAACGCTGGCGAAATACCAATTGTTTTAAAGTTTTCTAAGGTTGCCAAAACCTGACTACCGGACTCAACTATAGCCCCGTATTTCTTATTAATCTGATTACTAATTGGGTCATTATCAAACTCAACAGTTTTAGGCTTCTTCTTCGCCATTTTCTAGTTTCCTTAATGTGTCCAGTACGTTTTTCTTTCCGAACCTTGCTCTACGGTGCTGGGCGTTCTTTTTTACTTCTACACTTTGTTTCGGTTCGGTTTCATTATCTAATAATAGCTGATACCTTCTAATAATCCCAATCGCTTTTGGGTGTTTTAATGAAAAAATATTAGCTCTTTTGAAATCGTCTGAATTTACAGCCTTTACTAAAGCACGTTCGGTTATTTTTTTATCCTTTAATATTTGAGTAGCGAGCCTCATTTGGAATTGGAAGATTCTTTTCCAAGGTTCATTATTCCAGAATTTAAATGATAGAGATCCTTGGTTGTTATACTCGGCTCTTTTTTTGCACATTATTTCTGCTACATAAGCAGCACACGTACAGTAGTCTCCAGTGCTCTCATGCTTATATTTACTCTTGTTCGTCCTTTTTCTTTTTTTCTGCATTGTAAATAATTCCCTCCTCAAAGCAGGAGTAGATGTCATCTTCATATTCTTTTTCCTTTACTAGCTCTGGTATTATCCACATTTGCTTGTGGACGATATCATCCTTCATGGTGCCTACGGTGTAGTAATTTTTAGTTGTGCCACCCATTTGCCCCAAGACGGATCTCACGAAATAAAGCCCGTCAATATCCGATACATCTATTTTAATCTCATGAGATCTGAATTGAAGCCTGAAATCCTCAATGAAGATAGACCTCTTCTCGCAGTATTCTTTTATGTCATGCCACACCTTATAATCATGAAAAAATGCTTCATGACCATCCGTAAGCTTGACCTTTACCCATACTACGGTTTTGTTTTGCCTGTATTTTTCTAGAAATTTTTCGTTATTCATTTTTGATCTTTGTTACACATCTTCTTCTTTGTGATTTATTCTGATTAAATGTCGGTCTCATATCGTCTGCCATGATAGATGCGTTGGGTGTCATTACGACTGACCCCTTTTCATTTTTTGCAAACTGTTGGGAAAGTAGAGTTTCACTTTTCTTTTCTTTTCCATTTTTCGATATGCCGTTTTTTTCTATGAAGTTTTTTATAGATTTTTTTGTTCTATCTAGCTCTTTGCATAGCTGATCTACATTCATCTCATCTGAGTATTTGTTTTCTATATAGAACTTCTCTGCTTTGCTTAGTGGTCCGGTTTTAGTCATTTAAAAATCCTCTCTGAGCTTTCGTTAAATAAATAGAGTTGTTTGTTTTAAGATACATCATGTAAAAATCAAAGGTATTTTTGGAGACTTTTGTAAACATAGACTCTAAGTACCTCTTTCTGCTGGAATAGGTTCCCAAGGGGTCGTACAGATTGCTTTGTAGAACCCTTGCATGGTAACTCTTTTCTGAACCGTTAACGTAAACGATTTTACCGTAAATGTCTTTGGTTTTTTTGTTTTCCAGTATGGTGCCATTTCTATCGAATAAAACTTCATGTTTTTCCGGTTCTGAAATAGAATCTTTTATTTTGTGTAAGGCCATTTATTTCTTCCCCTCCATTATATATCTATGTTTTTGTTGTTCAGTCATTTTTTGCACCTCTTTGTTCGTTGCCGTCCTATGCTCTTCATGCCAAGATTTTTTTTGTGTCGGTGTATTCTCGGCGGCCCTATGCTGATTTTCCTGAATTATAGACTTGTTGTTTCTAGTGTTCCTGTCGGCCAACTGACCTATCGTGTTTACATTTTTTACCGATACGTGAATTCCGCCAGTCACCACTCTGTAAAGTCTTGGCTCTTTACATTCTGGACAAAAGGATAACGGCTCATCTTTAAAAGATTGCTGAATATCTGTAAGTTTGTGTGAACAGTTTTCACATTCGTAGTCGTATAGTGGCATTTAAGTCTCCAGTGCGTGTAAAACTTTACCTATTATGTCGTTTCTCTGTATGTCTTCGTATCCCAGTTTACATATGGAAACACCTTCAATTCCATCAAGCTTATTGATACAATAATCTAGACCGCTCTTCCCTCTTAAATCATCTTGGTTTACGTCGCCGTTTATAAGGACTTTGCTGTTTTTGCCCATTCTTGTTATAAACATCTTAATTTGATCCACTGTACAGTTTTGAGCCTCATCCAAGATCATATATGAATTATGAAATGTAGACCCCCTCATTATCTCAAGAGGTTTGTAGTGGATTTGTCCCTCATTATCATAGTGCCCATAGTAAGATTGACCAAGGAAAAATTTTAGATTCTCTTTCATTGGTAGTAAATATGGTGCTATTTTTTCTCCAAGCTCTCCGGGTAGAGAGCCTATTTCTTTACCCGTGCAAACTAACGGTCTTGTGACTATTATTTGTTCTATTTGTCCTCTATGTAAGTGCTCGGCTGCTATCCCCGCCGCCACAAAAGACTTGCCAGATCCCGATGGTCCCGAACAAAAAACTATGTCGTTTTCTATAATTGATCTAATATAATTTTTTTGGTTTTCAGTTTTTGCTTCTAGGTGTTGAATTTTAGGTTTAGCGTCTCTTCTGTTTCTTCTCGTTTTTGACATTTAGTTATTAGCTCTCGTTGTTTTTAAGATCAGTTTCTTTTACAAAAATTCCGTCTACCATCCGGCCTTTTCTATCCTTTATATCTTCCCACGCTTTCTCTAAACAATCCTTAAATGATAGTCCGTTACGCTCCATGATGTTTAGCATCACCACGAGCATGTCACCGAGGTCGTCTCTAATATCTCCCCCTTTGCATATACTATCGGATAGCTCTCCAAGCTCTTGTAATAGTTTAAGTGCCTGATCTTTATCCGTGCTGCCCTTTATAAGGTTTCTATCATAATGCCAATCTATAATAAGGCTAATTAGAATTTTTAAGGGGATAATGCTGTCCTTGTTAGGTTTTGGTAGCCCGTCTGATGAGGGGCGAACATTTTTGTGTAGCTGGTTCATCCTAGCGATATGGTCGTTATTTTCTGTCATAGTTTCATGTCTCCAAAGTCCATGTCCTCTAAGTCATTTTTACTCGCACCAATCTTGTAACTGGTAATTTCGTGTTCCTGTGGTGCAACCTGAACACTTTCGCTATGCATCCACGCCTGAGTCCATCCAGCTATTGGGTTTTTACCCACGCTTTCATACGGTAGCCCTATCATTTTTCTTCTGCTCATACATAACCAATCAATGTACTGATGGAGAACCGTCTCATTCAGCCCAAGCATAGAGCCGTCTTTAAACAGGTATGATGCCCATTGCTTTTCTTCGTTAGCTGCACTCTCAAACATCTCAACTGCCTTATCTTCACACTCTTTGGCTATTTTTACAAACCCCTCGCTTTCTTCGCTTTGTAAAATCTTAAGTATCTCCTTGGTGTTCGTGAGATGAAGTGCCTCGTCTCTTTTTATAAGCTTGATTATATCCGCATTGCCAGCCATTTTTTTGTTTTCGGCAAACGCAAAAGAGCAGATGAAGGATACATAAAATCTTACAGCCTCAAGGATATTTATACTCATGACCGTCATGTATATCTGCTTCTTTATATCGGACAATTTATTTTTATCGCACGCCATTCCCATTAAGTTATTATAATCACGTATCGCACTGTTTGCCCGTTTCATTATCTGTTTGTCTTGATAGATGCCCTCGAAGACTTCTGAGCTATCTGCGTATACATTTTGAATGATATATGAGTATGATTGGCTATGAATCTTTTCAAAAAACTGCCACGTCATAAGGCAGGCTTCTAGCTCTGTGTTTGTGACAAACTCTAGCAAAGTTGGTACGCCACGACATATTACACTGTCCAGCATGGTTTGATACTTTAGGTTTGATGTAAAGATAAACTTTTCATTGTCCGACATCTCCTTAAAGTCGCCACGGTCTTTCTTTAGCTCGATTTCTTCTGGCCTCCAGAAGTTCATCATCTGCTTGCTATCAAGATCCTTAAATATTGGGTACTTGAGAACATCGTAACGTTGAACACCTAAGTCCTTACCCAAAAACAAGGGTTGCGTCATTGGGTCTATATTTTTTGTATTAAAGATAGTTTTCATATTGCACATGCTCCAGAGTCGCAGTTCATGCCCTTCTCGGTATCGCCATCTCCGTCTGGCGTGTTGGCGTAATAAAAATTCTTTAGTCCGTATTTATACCCGTAAATTTGATCCTTGATCAGAGTGCTGAGAGGTATATTTCCATCGTCATAATGGTCATAGTTATAGTAAAGGTTTGTGCTCATGCTCATATCTACAAATTTCTGAATAACTGCCGCTATATTCATTATAGCGGTATTGCTGGGCATATCCCAAGCCAAAGTATAATATTTTTTTCTCATATGGTAATTTGGCACCAGTTGTTTTAATATTCCGTTTTTCGCCTTCTTGTGTATTAATAGGCTTCTTACGGGTTCTATGCCGTTTGTACTGTTCTGAATTACACTAGAGGATTCGCAGGGCATAATAGCAGATAAAGTAGAATGTCTCAGGCCGTATTTCTTGATCCTTTTTCTTAGCCCCTTCCAGTCCATATTATAATTTGGTTCTATTAATTCGTCAACAGTTTTTTTGTACCAATCAATTGGCAATAAACCTTGGGCGTATTTAGTGTCCTCAAACTTTTCGCAAGCACCCTTTTCTTTTGCTAGATCGCAAGAGGCGTTAATTAGATTCCATTGTATCTGCTCCATCGTTTCGTGTACTAATTCTAGTGCGGCTTCGTCTTCATACTTTAGTTTATTTTTGGCTAAAAAACCAGCTAGGTTGGTAATTCCTACGCCAAGAGATCTCCTGTTTTTTGTGAAGTTCTCACCAGCTAAAACTGGGTAGGACTGATAGTCAATGACCGCTTCTAATGTGCGAACAGCCATGCGGCACGCATCTTCTATGTCTTTTTCGTTTCCTAATTCTAGCAAATTAAGTGCGGAAAGGATACAAATTCCAATCTCTCCTTCTGGGTCATCAATTGATTTTATGGGTTTTGTTGGATGTATAATTTCTTGGCATAGATTACTCATGTATGCTGGTATACTCCAAGATCCATTTTCATTCGCCGTGTCAATATTCATACTGTAAATACGACCCGTTTCAAGTCGTTCACGAGCAAAGATTTCAGCGAGTTTGCGTGCAGAAACTTTCTTTTTGAACTTTAAAGACCTAGCGTTTTCGTACTTAAGATAAAGTTCTTCAAATTTTTCGTTGTTCCCAAAAGCTTCATATAAACCCTTGGCTTCTTGCGGACTAAAAAGGGTTACATCTTCATTTTTAATTAGTCTGTCGTAAAAAAGTTTGCAGAATTGTATCGAATAATCTAGTTTGCGTACACGGTTATCGTCCGTTCCCGCATTATTCTTAAGAACCATCACATCTTCTATCTCGTAGTGCCAGAATGGGATGTGTACTGTAGCAGAGCCTCCACGTAGGCCGTTCTGAGATGTTGACTTAACGGCTGATTCAAAGTTTTTTAGATAGGGAATGAGTCCTGTGTGAATAACTTCACCCCCACGGATAGGTGAATTGATCGGACGCATACGCCCTATGTTCAGACCAATACCTGCACGTCTTGCTGTATACTTACCAACCGCGTGAATAGAGGAGAAGATACCGTCGAGGTTGTCATCAACATCAACCAAAACACAGCTTGCAAACTGTCTGATGTTGGTTCTAACTCCGGCCATGATAGGTGTCGGAAGATTAATTTTAAAAGTGGAATAACAATCATATGCCTTTTTCACTTCTTCTAAAGTACTAAACAGACACATAGCTATACTCATATACGCAAACTGGGGTGTTTCGTGTATTACTCCAGTGCTTCTGTTCTTGACTAAGTATTTGTCTATTAACTGTTGTAGGCCAGCATAAGTAAACAGGTCGTCCCTTTCATGGTTCATGTATTTTGAAAAGGTGTCTATATCCTCATCTGACCACTTCTCTAATATTATGGGGTCGTAGATTGCGTTATCTACATTTCTCTGCAAGAAGGTCAAAAAGTCTGTTGGCCTGTCTCCGTACCCCCAGACTTCTTTTCTGAGCTGCATGTTAAGGAGTCTAGCTGCCACATATTGGTAATTAGGACTGGCGGTGGAGATTAAGTCGTTTGCTGATTTAATCAATATTTGATGTATTTCAACACTTGAAATTCCATCGTATAACGACAGATTCGCATTCATAACTATGTCAGAAAACGAAACACCATTTATATCTCTGGTTGCCCACTGCACTACCTTGTGAATTTTTTCGACTGAGAAATCTTCAGTTTCTCCATTTCTCTTGGAAACTTGCATTAAATATAATCCCTTTATTTTTATATCACACGATGTATTTGTTTCATTGTAGTATACCTAAGCTCGTTTGTCAAGTGCTTAGATACAAAAACCCCGTAAGAAATTTGATTCTTACAGGGTCGGGTGTTTATTTAGTTATTTTTATCTGGATGTTATCCCCTATTTGTACAAGGATTATATCTTTTCCATTCTCCTTTGTGAAAGTAACCATGTCTATAATTTCAGTAGCTTTCTCGACATGCTCCTTTTTTACATCCAGCTTGTCAAGAATTGTTCCGATAATAGTTTCAGTTATTCCCATTACTGATGAACCCCCCAAGCGACGGCGTTTAAGCAGTCACGAAGGTTTTTTCTCTTTTCATCTGTTAGTTCGGAGTCTTCTAAACCTATAGTGTTTATCACTACTGTGTCTATTTCTTCTCCTAGAGATGGGTATTTATCTTTAAGCTCAAGACCGGCAAAGTTAAGGCCTCCAGATTTGATGTTAAACTCTCTAAACTTGCCTGTTGAGTCAAGGAAACCCGGATCTGACCAGACAACATCAGCTAGCTCTAGAAAGAAGTCTGATATCTGTTTCGCATCTTCTTTTTGTATATCTATAGCTGTAATGTTTTTAACCAAGGTTTTATACTCTAATGCTGGCTCATCTACATTTACTGAAGGTACATTGACAATCTCCACGTTGTCCTTGATAACTTCTATGATCTGCTCCCCAAAAAGAGAAGCTCCAGCTAAAATAAGTGCGAGTATAAGTCTAATTGTTTTAGACATTCTTCACCCCCTTGGCGTCTTTCATAACAAACAGCGGAAATATTTTATCTAATTCATTGCAAGCCTCTTTTAGGTTTGCCTTGTCACACCCAACTTTAAGATGCTCCCAACACCTAATGATATCAACTAGAGTTGAGTCTTTGCTTGTTTTATAATCAACGCTAACTTCAACCAGTTGATCGTCAACGGGAGTAGGTGTGTAAGGTTTTGGTTCTGGCTTAAGGTTTGAAATGGCATCTCGGATTTTATCCCAGAAAACACTTATAGCCAACAAGGTGGCTATCCCAAGCGTAATGATTTGAAAAGAATTCATTTTTTACTCCTGTATACTTTCCATTAATTCAAACAGTTCCATCTCTGACAAGGAGGTTCCTACCTCCGAAAAACTTCTATACAAAATCTTTCTTTGTTTTTTGTCTTTAAAATTCTTCCTGACTTCTCTTTTCAGGAGAATGGTATGAAGATAACTCCTTTTTTTGATAGCAGAGGCTATGGCCTCTTTTGAGTAACACATATATAATAGCTTAATGACAGATATAATGCAATTACAAATTGCCATAATAGTAAAGGGATCAAAGGAAAAGTCTTCATCTTTTGCCTGAGCGTGAGCTAACACTCTCTGTGCAATTTTGTTTTGTATGTTTGGTATCTCATTGTTCATCGTTTAACTTCTCTTTTATGGTTTCGGTCATCTTGGTTGCGTCAATAAACCCCGAAACACGGTGTATCGGGTTATTTAAATCGTCTTTATCTACAAAAATTACGGTCGGATATCTTTTTACCTTATAATAAAAAAAGAACTTCTTATGTTCTGGGTTGGCTTCATCAAAGATAAAAAGCTTGGCTTCCGTATCTTCTATTGCTTTTTTGACCCTCGAACTGGCCCAAGTCTGTTTCTTCATCTGTTCGCAGGGGGCACACCATTTCGCCCCGAAGTGGTAGATGTTGTA